AATTTCCGTAGCAAATGGAGAGTATGATAATTGGGATCATGCTTATGAATCTCATTGGGATATGTGGGAAAGTGGAGATTTAATCTTGACAGAATCTTTTTGATCGTTTATTGTACTGATATGAATTACATAACACAAAAAATTAGTTTCAATGTCCCACAAAATGGTGGATATAATTATAGATTTAATGAATGTGTAGATCAAATCGCACAATTAATTGATTGTTATTTTGATACTCATGTAGAAGATGTAGAAAGAATTAATAATTTAGTTGACCAAGAAGTTGTTGATGCAATGAGAAGGCAAGAAAAACAAAACGAATTAGAAAATATAAATGGGGGGGAGTAAATAATGAATACTAGAGATAAAGTGGAATGGAGTCATACTCCTGTTCGTCAAATACAATGTCATAAAGTTAGTGGATACGATTATCACGACAAAATTGAGCTACCTGTTCTTTTTAACTTGACAGGTGATGGTAAAAGGCTTTATGATCGTGAAACAATGACTGATTACTTAGAAGATATTTTAAATGGTATAGAAGAACACGAAAAACATTATAATTAAATAAAAATATTTAGAAGATTAAACTAATTTTCGATTAAAATAAATTTTAATACTCAAATTACTTTATTAAATAAATTATTAAATTAAAAAACATTCCAAAAAATGAAAGAAGTAATACAATTAATTGAAGAAAAAATTGAAAACATTAAAAATTATCCAATCACAACGCAAGAAGAAGAGCAGTTTTATATTCTCGAAGTTGGTTGTTTAAATCAGTTACTTAGGGTAGCAAATGAACTTTCTGAATAAAAAAGAAAAAAAAGTATTGACATATCATCATGGGTATTTTAGTATAACATCATAATTTAAATTTCACACACACACAACAAGGAAAACAAAAATGATAATCACACAAGAAAAATCTAAAGAAGTAATTAGTTCTCATAATTTTCAAGAAGTTAATTGTACGATTGATGCGGAGGATATGCGTTATGTAGCATCCCTTCTTCGTAATAATTATTCAAACACAAGACTTGCAGTTGTACGAGAAATTAGTGCGAATGCCTTGGATGCAAATGCTGAAGCAGGTTCTAGCGAAAAGATTGAAGTGAAAATACCAAGTTCGATGAATCCGACTTTTGCGGTTCGTGATTTTGGGGGTGGGTTAAGTGAAGAAGATGTTTTTGGTCTTTACTCAAAGTACGGAAAATCAACCAAAAGAGATTCTAACAATTACATTGGCGCTTTTGGTATTGGTAAATTCGCCCCCCTTTCTTATGGTGATAATTTTACTTGCGTATCTTATCATGGTGGAACAAAGACAACTTATAATGTTTTTGTTAATGAAGATGATGACACAAAGATTTCAAGGATAGGTGATCCCGAACTAAGTAGTGAACCAACAGGTCTTTCTATTGAAGTTGCCGTTGCAGATAGTGATATTAATATGTTTAAAGAAATTTGTCAGACTTTCTTTATGTTTTTCTCTGATCGAGATATGCCTAAATTTATTGGTGTTGAGGATGATTTCATTCCTACTCCTAAAAAATTACTTGAGAGTAAAACTGACGATTGGTTTTTTCTTGACGAAAGTAATAGGAGTTACAATAGAGCGAGTTATCGTTCAAAAATTCTCATGGGTAGAGTTGCTTATAATCTTGACCCTCACTCAATTAGTGTTGAAAACCACATTTCTGACGAAAAGACTCGCAGAATAATTGAACAACTTTTAGATCAAAGTAATTTTTATGTTCGTGTTCCTCTTGGTTCTGTTCGTTTGCACCATAGTCGTGAATCATTAGAGTATAACAAGCAAACGCAAAAAGAAATTTGTCGAGTTCTTTTTGAGGTTAGTAAAGATATTCAAGTTATAGCTAAAGAAAAACTTGCTGATTCTGAAGATTTGTGGGATGCCAAGAAAAATTACGCTAAAGTTGTAAATGCTCTCCCATATCAAATTAGAAGTATTTTTGAAAATGCTTTTGAGTGGAATGGAATAAAAATTCTAGACTCAACTTTTCAAAGAGATTATCAATTGCAAGATGATCTTATTCTTACTAATTATGAAAGAATTGAAGATAAAGACTCTCGCAATGGTTTCAAGTTAAAAACTCAAAAAACAAATCGCATTTATTGCCAAGAAAATTGTCTTGTTTTAATTCAAGATTTAGCGTCTTCTCATGGTAACAATCTTAGAGTTCGTACATTAATGAATGACCATCCAAATTTAGAAAGCGTTTGCATTCTTAATTTTATGAATTCTGAATGTGCCAAATCAGAAGTTTACGATAATTGGCAATTTGATCTTGTTGATGCAAAGCATAAAAGATATACATCTCAAGTAGAAAAAGAAAAAATTATTCGCAATAAAGTTTCGGGGGATAAAAGTCGCGCTTCTATTCCATTATTTAAAATGAAAAGTGATAAAGGTCACGCTTACAGAAATGCAGATTATTGGCAAAATGTAAGTGATCCGATTAACTCTCTTGAGTTGGACGATGTGGAAGGTTCTATTAATGGAAAGATTATTTATGTTCCAATTACAAGGTACACTATTGAAGGTAACGACTTTGATCTTGATAGAGTTTACAAAATGTCCCAAGCAGTTAGGAGACTTGCTGAAGATAATACAGATCAAAAAACTTTCACTTTATTTGGCGTTCGCAAGGGTGATGTTAAAAAATTAGATAATGATGTTTGGGTTTCATTCTTCGACTTCTATCTTGATATTTGTAAGAAAATGGCGAAGAAAAACCTTAAAGAATCAAAATTAGCTTATAAAAAGCAAGAGTTAAGAAACTCCGATCTTAATTTTCACGAATACGAGTATGATCTTGGTAAATTATTTTCCAATAAAACTCTTGATCTTAGTTCGTTGCCTGATGATCACGCTATGGTTTTAGCGCAGAATGATTGGGAGTCATATAGTAAAGAATTAAACGCAAGCGTTGCAAACGCAATAAATCATATTCGTAATTACGATGAAAATTGGTTGAAGCAAAATTTTAATGAAATTAAAGCGGATCAATTCGATAAAAATTTGAAATCAGTTATTTCTACTTATCCTTTGATGAGAGTTATTGCGGAAAATTGTTCTCAATATTGGGTATCTCTTGAATCAAAAGATTCAAAGGTTACTAATCAAATGATCTTAGATTATATTTCCTTGTGTGATGGGGTTGGGGCATAAAAATGCCCCTTCCCCTATCTTTTTTAAAAAAAACCTTGACATTACAACGATAAACTATTACTATAATATATATTAAACAAAATAGGAGAAAAAAATTATGAGAGAAGTACCATATCAATTAACAGAAAATTCAGTCACAATCTTTTGGGAGGGCAAGCCTTACACTTTACGCAAGGATCACGCTAATTTCCAACTTGCCAAGCAAGCAATTCTTGATGCTAGGTATGATGATCTTGGGGATTTATTAGATATCGCTAAAGCCGTTGAGAACTTCGTTGAAGGCGATATTGAGGTTCGTGACGAAGTGGTTTATTATAAAAACCATCGTCTTCATGGAGTTGTCGTTGATAAATTGCTCGAAATGCTTCGTGCAGGAATGAAGGATTCTGCTCCTCTTACCAATTTCATTACTCGCTTGCAAGCTAATCCAAGCGCCAATTCAGTCAATGAATTGTATTCCTTCTTGAGTTACAAGTCTCTTGCAACCACTCCCGAAGGTATGGTTTTAGGTTACAAGGGTGTTCAAGGTGACTTTTGGAGTTCAACAGGTAATGCTGACACTATTGTGGTTCAAGGCGAAACCAATGATCGACATCAAATTCTCAACAAGGTTGGATCGACAATCGAAGTTGCTAGAAGATGCGTTGATGACAACAAGGATAATCATTGTTCTTTTGGTCTTCATGTGGGTTCTTATGACTATGCTGATGGTTGGGCAGGAGAAAGTGGACGCTTGCTCCTTGTGGAGTTTGATCCTCAAGATGCGGTAAGTGTTCCAACCGATTGCGATTTTCAGAAATTAAGGGTTTCCAAGTACAAGGTGATCTCTGATATTACTGACACTCGAAAAGAGTTAGATACACCTGTCTACGAGGCTAATAAGCCTATTTACGGATCAAACTCTGATGATTATGTCGATGTTGAAGATGAAGATGAAGATGACTACGATTATGTAGATGAAGAGGATAATTACGAAGATGAAGATTATACTGATAGGATCGAGTCTCATTACGAAGCTAATCCAAAAGATTTATTAGCTAATAATCCTCACTTATATGCAAAACATGGTATACAACAAAAAGTCAGAACTAATGTTGATAATTGGGAAAAAGTTGGCGAAGAAACATTAGAGGTTGATCCTGTCGCGGAAAGTGTTAGAAAATACCTTGAAAGCAAATCTATTATAAAAAATTCGGGCGAAAGTTTCGTTAGTCCTACAATTAAGCAAATTGCTGATTTAAGGATTTGCAAGTCTAATCATGTCGGTTACGAAGGGGTGAAACGCATTGTAAAAAGTTTAGGTTATATTCTTTTGCATACTGAAACTGAATTACCTCTTGGTCAACAAATTGTTTCGATTTAAAGATTTTTAGAATTTCATTACTTATATTATATAATATATATATATGAGTAAAACTAAAATCAAAACATTAAAAGATATTACAAACATTGACGAATTAAATGAATTAATAGGAGATGATGACATTTCAGAAGAAGAGTATCAAGATATGGTAAAGTATATTCAAGACAAAAATTCTTCTAATAAATAATTATTTTCTCTCAATAGTGGTATTGTGACGAGGTTCTCTTTTCCTTGGTCAAAATTCATCACCCGATCCGTAATCACATAAAAGCGTGATCAATCTTTCTTTTTCAAATAAACCTTGTAATTATCAATTCACACAGAAAAACAATAATTTCAAATAGTTTTTACTTTATGCTTGCTTCTACTATCAATATTCATTAGTATATATAACATGATACAATATATATAGAGAGAGAATATAAGATATAATATAATAAATAACACAAGAAATAATAAATATATTGAAATTTAAAATGTAATAAATATAATATATGAAGAGTACGCGAATTAATTATATAAAAATAAGATGATGATTAAAACATTAACAATTATAAAAAATTATTTATTAAATAAAAAAGAAAAAGTAAAACAAAATAATTCAAAAGAAAAACATTTTAAATATAGTCGAAATAAGTATGGATTTTTTTCACTTGAAAATAAAGAAAAATAAACAAAACTAAAAAATTTTACAATTAAATAAATAAATTAATTAAATAATAAATTATTGTAAATAAAATGAGCATCGAAGACCAAAGTGTGATTTTCGTAAAAAACCACATGAGTGAGAGCTTCGGTCATATAATGTCAAGCCAAATGATTAAAGAAATGTATTGGATTGATGTTGAGAGTGGAGCTAGGGCAGTAGCTATAATGGGCGAAATAACTGAAGGAAAAAAAATAGAAAGTAATTTGATATGCCTCTTTCCAATATTTAAACCAAAAGAAGATTAATTTAAATAATCATTTATTACAAAATATAATTATAATTGAAACAAATAAAATCGTTAATAAAAACGCATCCCATAATTCTAGAAAATTCATATTATTTATAATTATCTTTTTTTTTGTTAATTTCTATTTTTTTATATAATCTTTCAAAATCAGCATCATCCATGTTGTGGTATTTGTGCCAAGCATATTCCTTTATTCTCATTAATCTTTTTGCGGGAGTTCCGTTCACCCAATAAAAAGCATTAGAGCTTAATAAGTCTTTTACAATATAATCATATATCTCCATATTCATACTGATATATACACCCAAATAATTGAACAAAAATTTTAGTAAAATAAAACACACATAAAATAATACTTGACATTGTGTAAAAAATTATTTAGATTATATTGAAACAACAAAAGGAATAAATACATACATGAATATAGCAAAGCAAGTAAACGAAAAATTAGATCAAATACTTTTTATCCGTAGTGAAATGCAACGCATGGATCACGATTTGGACGATGATCAAGTCCTTAATAATATAGAAACAGGAGAGAAGACAAATAAAGAAGAAGCCTTTGAGATTATAGAGGGTTTAATAAATGAAGTAAAAAGCGAATTAAATCAAATAACAAATAACGGATTAAATATAAAAAATATTTTTAACAATGAATTTTACATTAATGATTTAATACAAGATAAGATATGTGCTGATATGGAGATAAATAATAATCTAAATAATAATCAGCCAAATAATATAGAATTAAATTAAATATGATACAAATAAAACAAAATTGTAATTTTAAAGAATTTTTTCAAGTTTTAAATTTCGGCAAACTCGTTGACGAATTTCGAGGAGAGGCATTAGCAATAAGAAAAGCATCGCGAATCGCTAGAGCGCAAAAACAATTCGACATAGAAATTATGAAAATTAATACGCAAAGAACTATTTTATTAAAAAAGGTTTGACATCAAGAATGTTAACTGCTAGTCTACAATCATAACACTAAAACAAGGAGAAAAATAATTATGAGTATAGCGAGAGACGCACGAGCAACAGAAGTAATGAATAAAGTAAGGGGTAACAACCCTTTTGCCTTTAGCCACAGGTTTAAGGGGTATAGCGAAGCTACTGAGGGTATTGTAGCCCAACAACGAGAAGCAGATCGTAGGTTGATGGAGATTAAAGCTCAAAGACTATTAAGATTAAAGAAAGTGGGTGCGTAATGAGTACCTCAATTAAACCAATTAACGACAAGGTTAGTATGTTTGCAACCAACGAAGAGTTATACGACCAATTAACTCCAAAAGAAATTTCTTTAATTAAATTAGTTAAAGCAGAAGAGTTTCTAGAAGATTTATACGGATCAATACTATATCCACAAACAAATGATATGTTTCCGCCCAAAGATAGTTATAATAAAATAAAAGACTTATTAAAAGAACTTCGCCAATTAAATAAATAATTATTATGAAATTTTTAATTATATCTTGTATTATATTTCCTACTTCTTTAATTGTTCTTTTTAATTCTTTAAGTTATTGGGACATATTTTCATTAACCCTTAAAATTATATTCTAACATGATTAAATACATATTAATTAGCTTATTTTTATTCATCAGTAGTTGTAAACATTGCTTAGTTGAGGTGGATGAATACTCACATAGTTGCCCAAAGCCTGGGCACGGACCTTGCTTCCTCTGTGACGCTAAATAAATAATGAAATTTTTAATTATACTATTATTTTCTTCTATTTCTTTATTAGCTAATCCGTTCAAGCAAATAGCAGAAATAAAAGCAATAAATTTAGACATGAAATATCAAGTCTTCTTCCAAGCAACCGATGTGAATTGGGCTTGCAAGCAAATGACCATTTTATCAAAACAATGGGACGGAAATAATGGTGGGACAGGATTAGTCCTCGTTGCTCCTCTTAATAAGAAACCTTCAACTTCACCAAAGGTAGTGAGGTGGACAACTAATAGTAAAAAATTTATTGATGTAATAAAAGAAATTGCCGATAAGTTTAATCTTGTATGGGAATATAAAGGTAATCAAGTAAGATATAGATATAAAACTTTTTTAGATAATTGAAAAATAAAGTTGACATATAATAAATAAAGTAGTATTATATATACATAATCAAAATTGAGAAGGATCAAACTCAAATAAATAAAATAATCCAAAATTTTTGTTCTTTAATAGTTAATTTTTGACCCCTGCGAGTGGAGTGGATTGTTGTTGATCGTGGAACTCGTGGGGGTCATTCCAATTTGGAAGGGCTTATAATCCTTCCTGTGGGTGACTGAGTAAGCCTGTGATGAGCGGGCTAAAGTACGCAAATTCCCTGTGGTGGGGCGGTAGAGTTCAATCGAATGAGCCGATGACAAATACCATGTCTAATTTGTGGTGCGAAGTAGGTACACCATGAACTGATGTTCATCCCGAAAAGTCGAGGGTATACAGTAATCCCTCCCCACACCATTTTCTCCCCATCCCTAACCCTCTTGCAAGACTGCGATTAATCGCTTACCTTGTAAGGGGGTTTTTTATTGACTTCTCCCAAAAAACAACTTATGATAACATCATGAAAACAATAAAAGACATACTATCGCAATTTGGGTACATAGACTCAAATCAAATTAAAGAGCTCGTAGAGCACTTCCCGCATACTCAAGTGGTGATCCAATGGGGAGGCTTGCCAAGAGAATCAATAGCCGCTCACCTTTGTGCTGACCGCATTAAACATGTAGAGGATAGAGACATTGATTACGTACGCAGTGTCTTCCTTCGTTCAGAGACCGTAAAAAAACTTAAGGAGGTTTTTGCAATTGCAGAGTAAGAATAAACAAGTATAAATAATATATGGATCCAATACTAATAATAATATTAGCTATTACATTAGGAATAAAGATGTTTATAGAAGGAGAATAAATATAAAATAAATATAACATGAAATAAATAATATAAATTTAAAATGTAATTATCTAAGCCTCACCCGTAATAGGTGGGGTTTTTTTGTTGCACAATTCAATTATTGCACAATCCTCTTACCGCCGTAAGTCACTGATTAACAAACACTTGCGGGGTCGGCTGCCGCTACACTTAAGTCGTTAATCATCAATGACTTAAAAAATTAAAATTATTTAACTTTTTTCTTGTGTTAATTAAGAAAGTGTCTTAGTATGTATATATGATTAAGAGAAACCAACAAGACCCAAGATACATTATAAAGTCTAATCGACCTGTCTATGTATACAAGAATCTTCACAAGGACTGCTGGTCAGTCAGGCAACACGGATTAGTTAAGGCTCACATTCCAAAGGATCATTCTATTGGTTTGTGGGATTGCTACTTTCATGTTAATATCAAGCTCAGAGAAAAAGTTCTTCGTGACAAGAAGAAGAATGTTCATGCTTTTGTCAAGGGTTATCTTCAGGATGCCGAGAATGTCAACACCGACAGACCCGCAACTGAGGTAACATATAATCCATACAAGTATGAAACTTTTGTTGACAAGAACACCGAGAAGTTTGTATACTATGCAGATGAAGTTTTATTATCACACAACCAAGTAACCGCCTATATACCATGAACAAAGAAGAAATTGTTGACTACCTAATGAGCATCATTGAACATGGATCTGATGCAGATTTATTAAAACTATACAATGCTTACATAAACAGCGAGGATTAAAATGAGCCACGAACAAAGAATGATAGATTATGCCCAAAAGTGGTATAAAGAAAACGACCTAGAGACAGAGAAAAAGAACGGAAACGATCTTTATCTTCGAGTCAATGACAATGTATTCACAGAAGTTTCGCACAGCGACATAAGAGAAAAAGCCATATTATGGTTGGAATCAGAATTAGAAGGAGTAAAGTATAGTTAAATGAAAGAAGAATTATATGCAATTAAAACCGCCATTGACGGACTCAGCGATGAGATACTAGAACACCGCAGACACGCAAACATGGAGGATCTCGTCAAGGTAATGAAGAACATTAACGAAAACCTTCACTCAATTACTTTCGCTCTTGAGGATTTAGTTAAAGAGAAAAAAATGCAAAATGAGTTGACAGTCACGCTAAGATAGTTTAGTTTTATATTATGAAACAATTGTTAGTTAAAGTTCCCGTATCACAATGCATCCAAGAAGTCCTCGACTATATTCAGTATAGCGAAATGGAGGGCGAGGTGGATCCGACAGATTCGTGGTACATCACATATCAATCACTACAAGAGTTGCAAGAAAAAGTTCTCGATGAAGAAGAAATGTCTTGACTCAATTATTAATTTAGTATAGTTTTATATTATGGAAGAACAAACAATAGACATCACACCAAAATGGTCAGCAGTCGTTAGAATATTAACGGAAGTGTTGAAGAGTCCAAAAGCTGGAAATGCGGATAAGCAAAATGCCACCTGTGAATTGCTAAAACTTGCAAAGATCGTAGACGACCAAAATGAAAGAACAAAGCAATTAAAGTAAACCCTTGAATACCAGTCACTTATGCGGCTGGCTGCCGCCACACTTAAGTCTTTGATTAACAAAGATTTAGGAATGTAAAAAAACTCAACTTTTTTCTTGCTATAATTAAAGGGTTGGGGTATTGTATTAGTATGACACAATCAAAGATAAGAGAAACCATTCTAGACATAGTTAGAGGGGAAATGGCATATGCCGATCCAATGTCAAAAGTATGCCTAGAGCAACATGAACGCCACCCTGAAAAGTTTCCACTTGGTAGTACTTTTCAGTCCGCAGAAGAAGTTTTAGAAGATATTGTTTTAAGCTTGACCTCATTGCAAAATGAGCTCAGAATAGAATCATCTTTTCAATCAGCACAACTATAAACACAAGGAACAACATGACAAAATCACAGATAGAATCAAGAGTAGAAGGATGGAACTGGAACATGAACATCTTCGAGATATATGACGAGCTCAGAGATGGGCATACTGGAGAAGAGCAAGAGCAACTTTTAACTCACGCATATAATTATTTCAATAACGATGTAATGATTAAGGAGCTTGCGAATCATTTTTGCGTAACTATTCATACAGACGAAGACTCACCAATCCCTTGCTAAGATGAAAATGACAGAGATAAATTTAAAAAACGAAAACATAATTCCTCAAGGACAATACCTTGCCGTGATAGAGAGAAGCGACTTCTACAAAGACGACTATGATCAAGCTCTTATTCTTTACGGATGGGATGAGGTTGGAGCGTTCAACTCAGAGTTTAAAGATCCGATTTATGTTTTTATTTCTTGACATAACACCGTAACACTACATAATTAAAATCATGAACAATTACATAGAAGCAACCTGCATTGGCAGACCACTAGACTTACCCGACTACAATGAACAATTAGAACAATGGAGCTTGTGGTTTGAAGAGTCCAAAACTTCATACCATCCATACGACGAAGCTTTTAGGGAGAATATTAATTTCCCCGATTTAATTTCTTATAGTTGCGACTCAGCAGAAGAAGCTTGCGAGTTATATAACTATTACAACCAAAACCCTGTAACAGAGGAAACTAAAAATGAAGAAACTATTAGTGAAAATTTACCATTGGTTTAATCCGTTATACCAAGTCGTCTACACGACTAAAGATGGTAGAACAGAAATGTACACAATCACAAAACCTCGACACGAAAATGAATTCGGAAATATGATAGAGGGTAAATCAGTAGTCGGATTTAGGAGTTTTTGCCACAACAAGTCTGGCATTCGCTCATTCAGATACGACCAAATCATATCCCTAAACAGAGTATAATTATGAAAAAGAAAATTAAAAACAAACAAACACTCCAAGAAAGTCTAAGAAGGTTCGGTCACATGCTTGCTGCTAGAGAGTCAAGAGGGGACACCTCGGAGGATTATATGAGTAAAAAATCTCTACACGAGTCTATGTTGAGGAAATTATACAACAGGTCGTAAGCCACTGATAGTCAACCACTTGCGTGGTTGGCTGCCGCGCAACTTAAGTCCCTGATAGACAACAATTTACGAAATGAATTTAATTTTACTTTTTTCTTGCTATAAATTAAAAATTAGCTTACTATGTATATATGAAAGCAAGAGAGATAAAGATGAGGCACAAAGTTCTTTTTACCAAGGCTCGACCTTTTAAAATGAAAAACAAAACTCTAGACAGAAAACTTAAACACAAAAAAAAATATGAATATCAACTCTAATTATCAAGAAAACGAAGATTTAAGCCCTGAGAATGTGATGAATGAAGGTATGAATTTTATTTTTGAAAAACTTATTGACCCAATGAAAGGAAAACTTGACGAAGAAGATTTAGCCTTGATTAGTATCATTGAGGTTTCTTTCAAAATGATTGCTGAGCAAGCAGGTGCTTATGAAAAAATTCAATCTGAAGAATACAAAGAAAGTCCATATATCAGAAATTAACTATTGACAAAAACCATTAAAACTATATTATTACTATTATGAACAACGAAGAAAACAACAACAACGCTCCTCGCAAATCTGTAAATTTAAACATTTGTGGAGGTAATCGCACTCTAGTAAAATTTGACAAAGTGCAAGCCGTACCAACTCCATTAGCAACCATGCGTAGCAAGCCTAACAAAAGAACAGGTGAGTTAGCTGTTTCTCATCAACCTATTGGTCATGACGAACTTATCGTTCGTACTAGAGATTCATTAACCCAAAAGGGTTTTACTATTCAAGAAGAGGTTCATTCTCTCGCTAGAGGTGATCAACATTATTTTGGATTATTTGCCGTGGATCACCCAAATCGTGTTGCGACTGATCGCGGATGCGTTGTAGGGGTTCGTAACTCTCACGACAAAACCTTTCCTGCGGGACTTTGTGCAGGTGACGCTCCATTTGTTTGCGATAATTTGATCTTCACTAATACGATTAAACTCGCTCGTCGTCACACTCGCAATATTCTTAACGATCTTGATTTTATGATTGGTCGTGCGTTAGGCAAATTGTTTGGGTTTTGGCATGGTCAAGACAATCGTGTTAACGCTTATAAAGATTTCGATCTTAGCAACTCTCAAGTCAATGATCTTGTCATAAGGGCTTGCAAGGCAGGTGCTTTACCAAAGTCAAAAATTATTGATGTAGTCAACCAATGGGAATCAAGCGATCATGTAGAATTTAAAGATCGCAATATGAATTCTCTTTACAACGCTTTCACCGAAATTTACAAAGGTAATTTAATCGCCTTGCCAAATCGTTCTGACGCTCTTCATTCTGTTCTTGATGCAGAGATTGATTTTAATATCGAAGATCATGTAGAGAATACTCTTGACATGGAAGTTGTTGAAGGCGAACTAGTAGAGGTTTAAATACTAGATTATTGTTTAGTTTGCTCCCCCCAATTGGGGGGAGTTTTTTTGGTTTAATTTAGTCATTCACAAAACTTTGATTATCAAGCACTTGCGAAAGCGGCTGCCAATTAGCTTAAGTCATTGATTATCAAGCGTTTAAAATTGTAATTTTAATTCACTTTTTTCTTGTGTTTATTTGTTTTTTGCAGTAATGTATACTTATGAACGAAACAGTAAAAGTCTTAATGTCCCGCGATGGTTTAAGTAAAACCGAGGCGGTCAAACAAGTTGTCGATTTTTTTAAGTCAATGCAATTAGATATAAAAGAAGGCGGAGATCCTTTTTCTTGGGAAAGTGATTTTGTTCAAGAGTTTGCTCTTGAACCTGATTACTTCGAAGATTTTATTTTTAGACTTTGTTAAGAAATTAATTGACAAACAAAAACAACTCAACTATATTATATATTATGATACTAACGACACCAACATCAATCGAAGCATTCAGACAACGCACCCTCCTTAAAGGATTAGAAGCAGAACTTAGGGGTATGAGACTTTGCAGAGGCAGAAGCTGTTACTCGCTTATCAAAGAACAATTCGGACTCAAGGGCGGAAAACAAAAAGTTTACGATCAATTCAAACAATTATTAACACAAGGATAAGACTATGACAGATACAACATACAACGGATGGAAGAATTGGGCGACTTGGAATGTCGCACTATGGTTAGGCAACGATGAGGGCTTGTATAAGATAGCTCGCAGGTTTGCTAGGTACGCTGACCTAGCGGACGAGTTAGAGGCTTGCGGTGCTACAGCTACCCCTGACGGGGCAAGCTATAAAGACGAAGATCTTGACGTGCATGCTCTTGAAGAGTGGATGATGGAAGAGTAGACCTTAAACCTTTGTAAGTTAACGACTTATGAAGGTGGCAGCCGAAATCGTAAGTGACTGATCTTCAACGATTTAAAAATGTAAAATTAATTAAACTTTTTTCTTGCTATAATCAAAAAAGTGGCTTACTATGTACTTATGATTAAAACAACACTTCTCACATCAGGTAATCAAAAAATTCTCAAAGGCGAGAAATTAGGTTACATCACAAAAGGCATTCACCTTGCCCCAGCAAATCTTTCGGGCTACGAAACTTGCCAATGGCGTTCCAAAGGTTGCACTATTTCTTGCTTGAATACGGCAGGTCGTGGGCAAATGGGATCTGTTCAAGATTCACGAATCAACAAAACAAAATTGTTCTTCGAGAAGAAAATCGAGTTTTTTGAAAAACTATCCAAAGAAATTACTTCTTCAATTAAGTCAGCACAAAAGAAAAGTATGCAAGCTGTATTTCGCCCTAATCTTACAAGTGATATCATGTGGGAAAATGAGATCAATGAGGATGGTGTGACCATTCTAGAAAAACATTCATCCACTCAATTTTACGATTATACCAAGTCATTCAAGAGAATGTGTTCTTTCCTTGGCAAGCCTTTTATCAAGGGCGAGGCAAAGTTTCCCTCTAATTATCATTTGACTTTTTCTCGCTCAGAGAATAACGATAAAAAGTGCGAAATGGTTCTTTTAATGGGTGGCAATGTTGCCGTTGTATTTCGCAATCAATTACCCAAAACATGGAAAGGTTTTGAGGTCGTCAATGGTGATGAAACTGACTTGCGATTTCTTGACAAGAAAGGTGTTGTTGTTGGTCTTATCGAAAAAGGTCTTGCCAAGAAAGACGAAACAGGGTTTGTAGTAGAAGGAGAAAATTCATGAGTGAAAAAATTGAAATTAGAACAGAAATTGGAAACGATTATTTTGACTCAGCTTATGCCGTTGATATTTCGCAAGATAGGGCATTGAAAGAGTTAGAGCAACACGGGGTCACATCAAACGAAGAAATTTGCAAATTTTTTGAGGACATGGGCGATCAAGACGGATACTCAGCCCAAAAAGTTCTTGAATGGTTAGGCTACTAAGTCTTTGATTGTCAGGCACTTAGGTGCCGCCGCTGCCGCCGATGTAAGTGGTTGTTATTCACGTACTTGCGTAAGCGTTTTAATTCTTTCTTTTTTTATTCTTTTTATTTGACAAGCACCACCTAACAAGATTATATTAGTATTATGAAACATTCAGAAAGTGGAACTCGCAAAGTGTTAAAACAATTACGGAAATGTCCTGATATCCAAGAGGTTCGTGAGACAGCAAGCGGTCATATGATTCTTGCCAAGAATGGACAGCAGTATTTAGCCCACCTTAGTGCTAGAGCATTTCATCCGTTGCGCAGATGGTTAAAGAAAAACACTCGATTACAAGCATTAAAATTCTAGTGAAAATTTATTCTTTTTATTTGACAAGACAATTAAACTAGATTACATTATACTTATGACAACAAAACAACAATTACTCGACTTCGATAACCTTGCTTTTATTACAATGTACGAAGGAACAGGCACAGAGAAAGTCATCGCTCAATTAAAGTTTGGCGACTTTATGATTTCTGTGATCGCTAATTCAGGAGATGGTCATGGTCTTTATGGTCATGTTGACGATAAGGAGTTTGAAGTTTTAATGACTTTCAAAGATGTGGATATTCCTCTTGCAGTATGTGGCGATGTTCTTGGTTGGCAATCTCCTGTTCAAATTAGCAAACACATGAGAGATGCCCAACTTAATGGATTTACATGGGTTGATTTATTAAGAAAGACTCAAGCGGATCACAACAAAGAATTAGGACTTGACTACTAATCACAACTAAACTATATTACTATTATGACAGAAGAACAAAGAATCGCAGTTATCGCTAAAGCAGTCGAAAACTCAAAATCCATAACGCCATCTCAGCCCATAGAGGAATTTATTGCAGAGATTAAAACAGAGCAAGTAGTAACCGAGCATGGTTTGCTAGATGCTCAAAAAGAAGATCTTGCTGACGAATCTCAGTTTCTCTTTACTGATTCAGCAGAAGATATTGACGAAGAAGATGAAGACATGGGCATCTCTGACCAAATGAAAGGCATTTATAATGATTCTTGAATTAGTATTGTTTTCACCTTGGCTTTTTGTTTTTTACTTAATGTGGGAGGATTTGAAAGAAGAATGATTGAAATAATCTTTTTGGCTTTTTTATTATATCTTTATGTGAAGTAGTTGTTATTGGTAAAACCCCCGCTTTAAGTCTTTGAGTATCAAGCACTTAGGGCGGGCGGCAGCCAACCACCTAAGTGGCTGATTATAAAGAGTTTACATTAAAACTCTAGTTGGTCATGATAACCCCAATCAACATCCTCATTCTCCGAAAACCCCTTTAGAGCTTGGCGGTCAGCCTCCTGATCCTCCTCCCACTGGCGGACAACTTGTTGATGGGCAAGTTCAGATTGAATTCGAGAGCGTTCCTCAAATTCTATGTCGGTCATTCCAGTGGCGTGAGCAAGGCGAGTAAGTGAATCATTTTTTTCTGTCATATATATAAAGGTAATCTATTTTTTAAGTTGCGTCAAATTTATTCGCAATTATTTTATTGCTTGCTCGATCATCTCAAAAGTCCAAACATGACCGCCTGGGCATTCCCAGAGATCAAAGGTCTCGGACATTGGACTAGCTAGAACACGAACAAGATCATTGTCTTGAATGAATTTTTCAATTTTCTTATTTATCATATTATAAAACTAATACATATATTAATAGAAGTCAAATAGAATTGAAAAACTTTTTCACTTAATAGTAAATAGTATAAATAGTAAATAGACAAATACATATAAAAAAGTATAAAAATACGATTTTTGCTTCGCGTATTATAACACTTTTTTCCTAACTTATTCCATCGATCTGTAAGTCGTTGGCTGTTAGGCACTTACAGAAGCGGCAGCCGCCTCGCTAAGTGCCTGACTATCAGTAACTTAGGAAGGTGACTTATTCTACTATTATACTAGATCATAGTAGCGAGGGGAATAGTCAACTTTGCAAGAGGTTTCTTCAAGTTCAAATTCTTCATTTTCGAGTATTTTTTTGACTCTTTCAACTTCGTCAAGCTTAACAAAGTCAACTTTTTTACCATTTACATCAAAGGATTCAACTTGTTCAACTTTGTCAAAGTAACCAATTAAGGAAACAGATGAAACTTGATCACCCCAAAGGTTGTCAATTTCATCAGTCCATAAGGAGCAAGTCAACTCGATATAAGATCCGTCATCATCCGAGTAAGAACAAGTCAAAGTTTCTTCGTCAATTTCGTAAAGTTCAAAAGCTGCATCTAAATTTTCCATAATTATATTTCCTTATAGTTTTTCTGTTAACATTTCTTTTTTAACGGCTTTATTTGCAATGTTATTGATTTCGGTCATCCAATCATTGACATTGTCAATTGCCACCATTCCATTCCCTCTAATATCTTCGCTTGCTGTATGCTTTACAGCTCTTGCAAGAATAGCAATATCTAGAAGAGCCCTTGTCAAATTATAAGCTTTTTCATTCTTATATGCGTTATTGTCTATGACATCACCAATTGATATCCGATCTTGATTATTATCTTCCATATATATAAAGTAAACTATGTTTTAATTAATTGCGAATTATTTTTTACTTATTTTCTAGTAAAAGAAAAGAGTTTGTCAGTTTAAGCCCGTAGCTTTGGGCTTCCTTGAAAGAATCAAATGATCCTGAATAATTGTTTCCGATATATAATTCAAAAACGACATTAGCCCAAGTAGAGAGAGATTTAATTTTAATTTCCATAAATACAATGTAAAGGCTAAGCCTATTGAAGTCAAATCAATAGCGAATTACCTTTCAACTATGTTTTTGCCCTATTCTGCTAGTAGGATAGGTCATCTTTTTAGGTGTGGTAATTGGCATGGTATGTGAACAGGTGTTTCGTAAGTCGTTGTTTACCAAGCACTTACGAGGGCGGCAGCCGATCCCGTAAGTGCCTGATTATCAGTAACTTAGGGAAGGGCTTTATCGATGTGCTAAACCCTCTAATTGTGTTATTTTATTGTCTAATTCTATTTGTATGATTTCAATGTCCGAAGCCTTCTTATTATTGCCCAATCTTACAGCTTTAACCCTTTCGTGATTTAAAGCTTTAATTTGTTGATTTAGTTTGTTGATTGTTTCTTTTATGTACTGCATGGCTTAGTCTACTAAGATTAAAGGTTTAGGTAAAGGCGTGCTTGCTATATACTGAGCAAGCTCACTCTGTGCGATTCTGTCAAGATCCGCCTGTGCAGATATTACTTGCATTTGAGCCGAAGCAGATCCATTTTCTGCTTCGTTGTTATTGTTGTCAATGATGGCTTGAAGCCTTCTTTTTTCTTGCTTTAGTGTGTCTGTCATGATTTTTGGTTTAAGTGGTTTAAGCGTTTCTTTCGACTGATCTCCAACCATAAAGAGCTACTTGGTCGTCATGCTTTGCTCTTGGCAACATCTTCTCGAAGGTTTCTAAGCTAGATAAGATCCATTCGCGAGTTGAACCCTTAGCAGGTACAAACCCGACGCCTCTTTCATAATGGTCGGCATCTAATCGATTCTTTAAGTCTCTAATTTTTGATTTTATTTCTCTTTCTGTCATACTTATACTATCGTTTATTTTTTAACTAAAGTCAAATTTATTTGTGGTTATTTATTAAACATTATTTCTAGGCGAGTATCGAATTGCTCAAGGAAAAGCCTTGGGGCATCAGTAACAAACCAAGTTTTGCTCGCGTTCGTAATTAGCCTTTCTGTAAGTTTGTCGCTTACAACCTTTAAAAGATCTGTATTTTTGTAGACATTTGACTCTGTCAATTCGTTTGTTTTTTCGTTTGTCAATTTAGCCATGTATGCGTCAATGTATTCGGGGCGATATTGATCGCTCAACAGGATGTCGTCTTGACAAGCTACTGCCTCGACTCGGTAGGATTTACCCTCAATGCACATGATAAAGCTAAAAGTGAATTCTTCTGTGTCTGTGTTGTATAATGATTTCATATATATAAACTAAGGCTTTTTTTAACTAAAGTCAAATTTATTCGCAATTATATTGCAGTTATTTTATTGCATTATTATACTGCGTGAATTGGCATGGTTTATGAACAAGGCTTTCGCAAGTCGTTGTTTACCAATCACTTACGAGGGCGGCAGCCGCCCGCCTAAGTGCCTGACTATCAGCGACTTAGGAGAGCGTTTTAATTAAAGTGAATAGAGGTATAGTGCAACTGATAAGAGGATTATGCAAGTCATATTGTACCCTCCTCTGTATTGGTCGTATGAACTAGCCAATCGTATGAATCAACTTCTTGCCCGTTTAACATAGGAACGAAGTTCTTTTGATAAATGCCTAATCCTGTTATGCCATTGATCCTTTCTCTTGTTGTGGGAGTATTCCACCCTGCAAGGGTAGCCATTACAAGCCCGCTTGCATCACGCTTTATTATCTCGTTACCATGCAAGAAAACGCTATTGCCGTCTGTTCTTGTGTTGCCGACTTTTTTAGATAAGCCTTGATTGAAGGCTTGCTTTATTTGCTCTGTTACTTTACGCATTTGTCTTTTCCTCTATTGTTACAATTTGAAAATGTGGGTTTTTGCTTTTGACTTGCTCGGCTATTTTCATAGCTTTCGCCTGTGTCTTGGCGTTGTCGATTAGTTTGTCGAATACTTTAATGTCGAGCCATTCGGCAAAGTTTGGGTTTCTTATTATTTTAATCATTCCTAATTATGGCTTTTATTGTTTGTCGTGTCAAGACTTACCTTTTAAAGTAAGCCTTGACTTGTTCAGTAGTTGCCTTGATTAAGTCAGAGATGTAAACCTCCGATTCAAACAAATGATCTTGTTTGTGATGCTTGATTGTTGCAACTTGCAAGCCACCTTTAATGCGATCAAGTGAAACGAGACGCACGACTTTATTATTTGCCCGTGAATGATATAGGCTTCCGACTTTTAATCCTTTAGTAATGTTCATGTATATAAACTAAGGCTTTGCCCATTGAATTGCAAGCATAAAGGCAAAAAAGATTCAATTATTTTATTGCACGATCCCACCCCCGTTTTTTGAATTTTTTAGCCCCCCGCCACCCTTATTTAACGAGGGGGGTGGTTTTTCTCAAAAAGTCACGCAAGAGTTAACGTTTACAATTGCTTTTTCAAAAAAAATCGTGTACATATAAAATGTAGACCATTTAAATATCCATTGAAATTTAAATGTGGTAACACTATACTATAAATACATATGCCAAGAAAGAAAAAATCTGAAATTGTTAATGATGAAGATATAAATGAAATAGTTAATTCTATGGGTAAAATCAAGATTAAAACAAAAAAAATTGAATTTACTGAAAAACAAAATGAATTACTGAAAATTATTTTTGATAAAAAAACGAAAATAGTATTCATATCTGGCCCCGCTGGAACGAGTAAGACCTTTATGGCGATCTACGCCGCGTTACACTTGTTTAACATGAACAACGATTATGGCATTAGTTATATTCGATCTATTATAGAAAGCGCAGATAGAGGAATGGGAGCTCTTCCTGGGTCGATTGATGAAAAGTTTTGTCCATTCATGATGCCTTTAACTGACAAGCTACATGAGCTTACAAGCCCTTCAGAATCCAGAATGATGCTAAGTAAGAATATTGTATCTGCGATGCCAATAAACTATCTCAGAGGAGCTAGTTTCAAGGATCAAGTCATAATAGCTGATGAATCTCAAAATTTCACAACCAAAGAACTTATTACGCTATTAACAAGAATCGGAGAGAATACGAAAATGTTAATCTGTGGAGATCCAATGCAAAGCGATATTAACGGAAAAAGCGGCTTCCAGTCTATAACAAGCGCTTTTGATGATGAAGATAGTGCTAATCAAGGAATATATAATTTTCACTTCACTCATAAAGACATTAAGAGAAGCGAAATATTAAAATATATAGTTAAAAAATTAGAAGAATTATAAATAAATAAAGTACAATATACAATCTTTAAAAAAACTCTACTAAAATATTTTCACCTGAAAAAAGCTGAAATCAAAACTGAAATAAATGATGATAGTGAAGAATTCGCTTTTAGCGTTGATTGGGGCAAGTTTAAAAATTACCCCACTAAAGGTAATTGGGATTAATATTTAATTGTAAAAATTCCATAAATATATATACAGTAATATTGTGTATGTATATGTATGTATAACTATAAAGAATTAAACAAAATTAAGACTTCTCTACCAATAATATGTATAGAAGAAATTAATGATTTGAGTAAAAATCAAATTATTGATTGGGGAGTTAAACAGTCTAAGATTCCAGAAACTTGGAAGATTACCAAAGGAGAAGGGGTGAAAATAATTGTTATTGACACTGGACACCCCGTTCATGAAGATATAGGTGATAACGCAAAGATTGGTGAAAATTTTATACTAAATGAGCCTCATGAAGATCTAAATGGGCACCAAAGTCATTGCACTGGAATTATATGTTCAAAAAATAATAAATTCGGAATGGTTGGCGTAGCGCCTAGGTCAACATGCGTATCAGTGAAAGCTTTAAATAAAAACGGGTCAGGTACATTTGATGGTCTTGTTAAAGCTTTGGAATACGCTATCGACGAAAAACCTGACATTGTATCAATGAGCCTAGGGTCATCTCGTCCGCACGCATTAATTGAGCAAAAAATTAAAACTTTATATGAAATGAATATACCTGTAATTTGCGCGGCGGGAAACAGTGGCCACTCAGGAGTTAACTGGCCCGCAGCTTATGAGGAGACAATTGCTGTTGCCGCGTATGATGAAATGGGCAGGATCGCTTCGTTTTCATCTAAAGGTCCAGAAGTGGATTGGGCTGCCCCAGGGGTTAATGTGTACAGCACGTTTTTAAATAATTCATATGCAGTACTAAGCGGCACTTCCATGGCTTGTCCTTTTATGGTTGGAATTGTTGCTCTCATGCTATCAAAACATAAAAAACAAGAAAAGGAATCTGGGCAAAATGATTGCAAAACCGTAGATCAAATAAAAGAACATTTATTGAAATATACAATTGATAAAGGCGATTCAGGTAAGGATAATTACTGGGGGCACGGAATCGTAAATGTTAAAGATTTGATTATTGAAGATTCTAAACCAGAGCCTAAGCCTGAACCAGAGCCTAAGCCTAAGCCTGAACCAGAGCCTAAGCCTAAGCCTGAACCAGAGCCTAAGCCTGAATTAAAATTTAAAGATTGGTTTAAGAAATATATCGCCTGGATTGTCTTGAGCGCGTTTGCGCTATTCGTTGGAGCTGTTGGGTTGTACCAATGCAGTCAACAAGTGGACGTACCTAAACCACCATACATAGATGAGAATGGCAATGTAGATTGGGACAAAAAATTTCAAAACGAACAAAAATGAAAGAGGGGGATTATATTAAATTTCATTATGATAATGACATTAAGTCGGGAAAAGTAATTAAAATTTATACACAAATAGGGTTTGACGATCATGGGAAAACTTTTGTTATTATTTTGCTTGATAATAATGAAGGTTTATTTAAAAAAGGAACGCTTAAACTTGAAGCTAAAACTATTGAAAGAATTTAAAATTGAATTATCTATGATAAATGCTTATTATATATAACGTATGGAAATTATTATATCTTCTCTTATCGGAGCTCTTTCCGCTATTACAGTTGCTTGTTTAAACGCTTCTAGAATCAAAAAAAAGAAACAAGAAACAATTAGTGATTTAGTTAAAGAATTAAATGTAAACGCTAATAACATTGTTATTATAAATAGTCAAAAATTAGATAATAGTGATAACCCTAGGTTTTATTCTAAAGCTAGTGAAAATAAAATAATATATATTATAGAATGAGCGTTAAATATTGTAAATCATGTGGAGCGAAAAATAGTTACATTGGCATTGAGCCAAAGTTTTGTAGTCATTGTGGGGAACCTCTCAATAAACTTGTTAAAAAAATAACAAAAGGTTCCGTTGCGAATTCACACAACGTATCTGACGCTATAAATAGCGATGATACTACAAACATAGATTACGTGCCAAACATCAGTAGACTTCAATATGATATAGATATAGCTGAAAAAAGAACTTTTACTTTTGAAGAGATTGCTGGCAAGTTGCCACATGAGCAAAGATCAACCGAAGAAGAAGCTTAAACCTAAAAAAGTAACCTTCGAGGATAAATACGACCACGTAATTCAAAAAATTGAATCTCGGAAAAAAAGTTGGTTTTTAAGTAGTTCGCCCTGGATAGATTGGGAAGATGTAAAGCAAATCATATCTAATCATGTTTACATTAAGTGGGGATTATGGGATCAAAGTAGAAGCTTAGATCCTTGGCTTAATAGAATTATATCAAACCAAATTAAAAATTTATTAAGAAATACCTACGGTAACTTCTTGAGACCTTGTGGAAGGTGCCCATTTAATTCGGGGGGTTCAATTGATAACATTAACGAATCGAATAACACTTGCAGTTGGACTAAAAGCGGAAAACAAGATACATCTTGCCCTTTATTCAAGAAATGGAATAAAACAAAAAAACATTCATTTCATATAAACACAGCATCTAGCTTAGATACTGAAGACTTTCAGCAAAAATGCAACAACTCTTTTGATATTGATATTGCTAGTAAAAAACTTCATAAATTAATGAAGCAAACTTTAAATGAAAAACAATACACTATATATGAAATGCTATACATTAAAAATTTAGACATAAATAAAGCTGCTGAAAAATTGGGATACAAAACTAGTGAAAGAGGTCGAAGCGCTGGATACAAGCAGATTAAAAATTTTGAGAAAACTTTTAAAAATTTAGCTAAAAAATTAATAAATAGAAACGATATAATATGAAATTATCAGAAGAACAAAAAGAATTTATCACTAATAACTTTGATAAAATCAACGACTTAATAAAATTAACTAGACAAACCTTTAAGGATGAAAGCTTAGACGGAAGAACTAAAGAGGGGAGAGCTGTCAGGAAATTCTTAGTGGATAAAAAGTTAAATTACAAAACTACAGAGAAGGAAAAAAGAGAAGATGTTGAATTTAATCAAGAGCAAAAAGAGTTTATAGTTCAGTACGCTAAAGAAGGAATGAGCTCTTACGAGATATCTAAAATATTATTTCCAGACATAAACGTAACAAATTTAACGAAAGAGGTTACGGAAGTGGCTAAATTCATAGAAGATATTGATCAAAGGCTCTTACATCCAGACGAAAGCGCTATGAACGCTCAGTATTTCGCGCCAAAATCAATTTCAAGAGTGATTAAAAAGGTTAACGAATACTGCCAAGAAGAATTAACAGAAAAAGAGTTGACAAGAAACGACTTGGATCATTTAGAGAATACCATTAAGTTTTTGTCAGCTCCTAGATTCCTTCAGGTTGTTAACACATATAGCGCTATGGATGATAGACATTTATTCGAAGCTGAATATATAAGATCTGTATGGGATAAACCAGACTTAACTAGTGATGAATTAAATTTATATATTAATGTTTGTATGGATTATATACATTTAAAAAATATAAGTAAAGCTATAGATAAATTAAATAGAATGTTTGAAGAGTGTGAGGATCAAAGAGATATGACTGTTAGATTAGCAGAATTATTAAAAACAAAAAGTGAAGAGTATAATCAATGTGAAAAGAGACAAGAGACATTGATAGCGAGATTAAATGGAGATAGAAAAGAAAGAGTTAAAAATAAACATAAAGATAATGCATCTATATTATCATTAGTTAGAACTTTTCAAAATGAAGCAGACAGGGAAAGAATGGTAGACATGGCTGAGAAGCAAAAAATGCTAATCGATCAAGAAGCTACCAATTTGGAGAGTATGGACTCTTGGAAGGCTAGAGTACTAGGGATATCGAAGGGAGACGTTGTATGACCTTCTACAGGAAGTTTTCGCGGTATCTAAATCTCTTGTTGCCATTAAAGGCAATTGGAGAGTCATTTATCTTTTTTAAAAACAAACAAATTTAATTGCGTTGAGTGTAAAATGTAAAATATGCGAAGCGGAGTTTAAATCCGAAAGATCCTTACATACTCATATTAAGGCTCATGGCATACTATTATCTGAATATTATATTACATATTATCCTAGATATAATTTATATACCAATGAATTGATTCCTTTTAAAAATAAAGAGCAATATTTTAATACCTTTTTTTCTAATAGCGTTGAATTAGAAAAGTGGGCAGCAACAGCTGACCATGAGCACGTGCAACAAATATTATTATTAATGTTAAAAAATAGAATAGTTAGTAAAAATTTAAAATACGCGCCTAATCATTTAGAATTAAAATTACTTGAGCTACCTGAGATAAAGATATATAAAGAGTTTTTTGGTTCATATAATGAAGCCTGTCGCAGGCTTCAGGTTGAGCCATTATTAAATAAAAGTATAAAAAGTAAATTTTTAAAAGAAAGTAAAAATTTAAACAATTTTGAGATACTAATTGACACTAGAGAGCAGCAACCCCTTAATTTTTCAAATAGCACTTTGCAGAAATTAGACTTTGGAGATTATACAGCGTCAGGAGAAATGTATAGTAGTACTTATATTGACAGAAAAAGCGAAACAGATTTCAAGTCAACAATGACAGTTGGTTATGATAGATTCTGTAAGGAAATGGATAGGTGTGTAAGTTTTGATTCGTTTATGTACATTGTTATAGAAAGCTCTATTGATAAAATAATTAGAAACAATAACCACGGAGCTCATAAATCAAATTTAGCATTCGTATGGCATCAAATGAGATTAATATCTCACAACTTCGCAAATCATTGTCAATTTATTTTTTCAGGCGGAAGAAAGAGGTCAGAAAATTTAATAAAATTACTCTTGCAAGCTGGACCAGAAATATGGAAGTCAGATATTCAGTATCATATAGACAATAGAACATTAAAAATATAAAAAATAAAACATTATGACTTGGGAAACAGGCGATCAAAACAGAAGCATCTTGACGAAAGATATTAATAAAGAAATAAAATCAAAAGAAGGTTTTTTAAACGAGCAAGAAGCTAAAGTATTACTTTACAAATTCTTGAGGGAGAACACTACGTTTTCTGCAAATTTAATAGCTGGAGTTGACCTGTTCCCTTTTCAGCACATGGCTATAAAAGCTATGTTCAATTCTGACTATTTTTTAGGTATCTGGTCTAGAGGTATGTCTAAGTCTTGGACGACTGGAATTTTCGCCTTTATGGACGCTATAATGCATCAGGGAGTAGATATAGGTATATTATCAAAATCCTTCAGACAGGCTAAGATGATTTTTAAAAAAATTGAAGATATTGCTGCAAAGCCAGAAGCAAAATATTTATCAAATTGCATCACAAGAGTATCAAAGCAAAACGACGAATGGGTAATGGAGATAGGGAGCAGCTCCATACGAGCTTTGCCGCTTGGTGACGGATCAAAGCTAAGAGGTTTTAGATTTCACAGGATAATTATCGATGAAATGCTATTGATGCCTGAAAGGATTTACAACGAAGTTATTGTGCCATTCCTTTCGGTTGTTCAAAACCCAAAAGAAAGAGAGGACATGCACAACCTTGAAACAAAATTAATAAAAGAAGGAAAGATGAAGGAGGAGGAGCGATACGTCTGGCCTAACAATAAATTAATAATGCTTTCCTCGGCTAGTTATAAATTTGAATATTTATACAAATTGTATGAAAATTTTGAACAATTAATCTTAAATGAAAATAACAGTAATGCCAGTAGGTCTATTATGCACTTTTCATACGATTGCGCACCTAAACAATTATATGATCAAAATCTTGTTGAACAAGCAAAATCAACAATGAGCCAAAGTCAGTACGACCGAGAGTTTGGAGCGATCTTCACTGATGATAGCTCTGGCTATTTTAAGATTTCTAAAATGCAAGATTGTACAATAGAGGAGGGGTCTTCACCCAGCGTTGAAGTAAAGGGGTCACTTGAGGATCAGTATATTCTGTCATTCGATCCAAGTTGGGCTGAATCAGAAAGCTCTGATGATTTTGCAATGCAAGTCTTTAAACTTGATAAAAAGACGGGAATCGGGACCCTGGTTCATGTTTACGCAATGGCAGGGGAGACTTTAAAAAATCATATTAATTACTTTTCTTATTTATTAAATAATTTTAATATTATAGCTATTGTAGGTGATTACAATGGAGGAGTGCAATTCATGAGCGCGGTAAAAGAAAGTTCTTTATTTAAATCTTTTGGTATTAAGATTAACAACATAGAAACTGAATTTGATGATGTAGAGAATTATCAAAAATCATTAAGAGACGCCAAGAGAGAATTTTCAAAAGAAGGAATACCATGCATACTCAGAAAACCAACTTCAGATTGGATTCGCAGAGCTAATGAATTACTGCAAGCTAATTTTGACCACAAGAGAATATGGTTCGCATCTCAAGCTACTGACGAGCACTTTCAATCACAGAGGAGAAAAAAAATTCCCATAAAAAATTTAAAATTTATGAATTTTGCGGAGGAGGAAGAGAAGCAGAGCGATGGAGCTAAAATGATAGACCTAATTGAACATCAACACGATATGATGTCCTACACAAAGGGTCAGTGCGCCTTAATCGAAGTGAAATCCTCCCCCCAGGGGAATCAAACTTTCGACCTCCCTTTAACATTAAAAAGAACAACTGGCCCAAGTAAAGCTAGGAAAGATTGCTACTCAGCTTTAATTCTTGGAAGTTGGATGATAAAAATATACACAGACATAACTCATCATAAAGAAGAAGCTTTAAATACATTTACACCAATGTTTATAAAGTAACTTTTAAGTTGACTTTGATACTTTTGAGTGTATCATGTAGAAATGAGCGACTCAAAGAAAAGAAAATATAAAAAAAAATCAAACTACTGGAAAAAGTTTGACAAAACTAATCAGTTTAACGAGCCAGTTGGAATTGACCCTGTAGAACCAGTTTTGTGCGGAGATAATTATTACACTAGCAACGCTAGTAATCTAGGTCAGAAACCCCAACTTTTTCAATCTAAGAGCTCTTGCAATACAGTAACAGACGCATTAAGGGGGGCGGACAAATCCACTTCTGGAATGAGGGGGAGATTCGGCTCCAAGCCTAAATCTGAAAAATACAAAAACATAGCGGAGGGGTTATTGCCATACAACGTTAACGTTGATGGTGTTGACGTCAGAGAATCTATAGAACTTTGCCAAAAAGCATATGCTAATATCCCTATATTTAGAAATGCTATTGATGTGATGTCTGAATTCTCAAACTCTGAAATATATCTAGAGGGAGGATCTGAAAACGCAAAAAGTTTTATATATAAATGGTTCGAAAAAATCAACTTATGGAAGTTAAAAGATCAATATTTTAGAGAGTATTATAGAAGTGGTAATATATTTTTTTATAGAATAGATGGAGAGTTTTCAAAAGAAGATGTTTTAAAATTGAATAAAATATATGGAAGCGCTAGTCACAAATATTTAGATCCTGAGAAAATACCCGTCAGATATATATTATTAAATCCATACGATATAGTTGCATCAAGAACGAGTTCTTTTAGCCAAGGGGTGTACAAAAAAGTATTATCAGAGTATGAGCTTGAAAAACTCAAAAACCCATCTACTCAAGAGGATCAAGATATTTTCGATTCATTACCAAAAGAAGTTCAAGAAAAGATTACAAAAAATAGCTATCATAGATCAGGAGTACTTATACCTTTAAACCCTGAAAAAATAATATATTCTTTTTATAAAAAACAAGATTACGAACCTTTTGCTATTCCTTTTGGATTCCCTGTTTTAGATGATTTAAACTGGAAAATTGAATTGAAAAAAATCGATCAAGCAATTAGTAGAACTATTGAAAACGTTGTTCTATTGATCACCATGGGGGCTGAGCCAGATAAAGGGGGTATTAACCCGCACAGCATGAGCGCGATGCAATGTTTGTTTCAAAATGAAAGCGTAGGTAGAGTGCTAGTTAGTGACTACACCACTAAAGCTGACTTTGTTATTCCTGACGTGAATAAAATATTAGGTCCGCAAAAATACGAGATCGTAAACCAAGATATTAGAGAAGGCTTGCAGAACATTATAGTTGGTAAAGAAAATTACTCAAGCACTCAAATAAAAGCTCAAATATTTTTAGAAAGATTAAAAGAAGCTCGAAACGCATTTGTAAATGATTTTATAATGCCTCAAGTAAAAATGCTTTGCAAGAATATGGGATTCAGAAAGTACCCAACGGTTAAATTTCAAGAAGTTGATATAAAAGACGAAGTTCAGTTTCAGAGAGTTATAACTAGATTGCTCGAAATTGGAGTAATATCTCCAGAGCAAGGAATGCAATCAATAAGAACTGGTTTATTCCCAAATGCAGACACCTTGCAACCAGCTCAAGAAAAATATGTAGAAGACAGAGAGAAGGGTATGTATAACCCTCTTATTGGAGGAGTTCCGCTAGTTGAGCCTCCAGGGGCAGAAGAAGAAAGAGGTTTAAAAGAGCAACAGATTAAGAAAAATTCAACTCAAAGCCCAGCTCAAAATCAACAACAAGTTTTAAAAAAAACCCCGCCAAAAGAAGCTGGAAGACCGACAGGAGCGACTGCGAAAGATTTATATTCGAGAAAAAACTTACAATCGGTAATTTACGATATTGAGAAGTTGAGATCTTTCGCATCAAGCAGGGTAAAGGAGAAATACAAAGTAAAGAGGTTGAATAAACAGCAAAACGAAACTGTAGATAGTCTTATCGAAACAGTTGTCGTTTCGGGAAAGAAAGATTCCTGGGAATCAAGAATAGAAGCTTGCATAAAAAACCCTGAGGAAATTGAAAAACAAATTATTCTGCCAGAAATATTAGAAGTATCATCAAATCACCAGTTAACTGATTATCCAGCAGCGATACTTTGGCATAGTAAATAATTTTATTTTTTATTAACACTATTAATTTTTAGGTGTACAATAACGTATGCCAATACAGAAAATCTCAATAGATTTATCCGCAAGGATTAGACAGCATGATTTATTTTGTGACTGCGAACATGAAGAAGGTAAAGAAATCTCCCAAGAAGCTTGGGCTGAAGAAAAAATAATTTATGAACTTTAAATACAAAACTAATTTCTCAAATAACTTAAAAGTTGACCAGTTAATATCTATAGCTAATTCTTATACTAGTCAAGCTTCAAAGAGTGATTTAAATGAATTAATTCCTCAAGATATTGATTTTGATCAAAATATTGATATTCTTGGAGTTGCATTTAATGCTGCAGTAGTAAATACAATTAATAAGAACGATGATGGCATTGATACTATTACAGCAAAGAAAATAAGAAAATACTTTTTAAATAAACCAACTAATATAGAACACAATAAAAAGAAAGTCGTTGGTCATATTGTATCAACAGGATTTTCAGATTTCAGCTCTGGTAATTTAATTGAAGATATTCCCGACGAATTTTCTGGGAAATTTAATATAGCACTTGGGGCAGTTGTTTACTCTCACTCTTTTCCTGAATTTAGTAAATTGGTATTAAAGTCAAGTGATGAAGAAGATGAATTGTACGAGTCTGTTTCAGCGAGCTGGGAACTTGGGTTTAATGAATACAATATAGCACTTGGTAGTAAAGATTTAAATGAAGCTGAAATCGTAACTGATGAAAAACAAGTAAAAGAATTATCTGAATACCTAAGGAGTTTTGATGGAGAAGGTGAGTTGAAAGATGGTACGCCAATATATAGAGTTGTAGCTGGAGAAGTTTACCCATTAGGAATAGGCTTTACTGGTAATCCAGCTGCGGATGTTAAAGGTGTTTTGGTGCACAAAAAAAAAGAGAAGATTGAGGCTGAAGAGTTTGAAGAAGAAGATCTAGCAAATAAAAATCAAAAAAAAACTTCACAAAAAGAAAAAATTGATGTAAATAATGATATTAACCAAATTTCTAATATGCAAAAACAAGAACTCATCGAAGAATTTAAAGTGCTTCTAGACGAAAAAATGCCCGAGCATAATTTCACTCAAGAAGCTGTAGCTAATATTAGTCGCGTAATTGGAGATGCAATTAAATCCAAAAGCGACGAATATGAAAAAGAACTTTCCGCTATCGACGCTCAAAAAGAAGAGCTTCAAAAAGTAGAAGCTAATTTAAAAGAGGAAATTGAATCTTTAAGGACTGAGCTAACTCAGTCTAAGACTGAAGTTGAATCTTTGAATGGCGAAATTTTAGAAAGCCAAAAAGAAGAAGCTTTTAACGCTCGAATGGAAACTATTGAAGCTAGCTACGAAATTAACGATCAAGATAAGAAGCTTTTAGCTAAAGAGGTTCAAGAACTTAGTTTAGATGAAAAATCTTTTGAAGAGTACGCGTCAAAACTCCAAGTAATGTGGGCCCATAAAAATAAAAAGTATCTAGAAGAACAAGAAAAAATCTTTGCACAAAAAGTTGAAGCTGAAGTTCAAAAAAGAATTTCTGGAGAAGATTCTACACTCACTGAAAAAATTGAAGCAACAGAAGAAGTGGTGGAAGTAGAAGAAGTTCTCGCAGGAGTAACTGAAGAAGCTTCTGAAATCGCAACAAATAATAATTTGGAAAGCGCAACTGAAGAACCAACACTAAAAGAAAAATTCTCTATGGCTTTTGCTAGAGAGAATATATCTGTAAAATTTTAACCTATAAAAAAAATGCATAAACTATTACCATTTAGACAATACGACGAGAAGGATGTTATCAACCTCTTTTCTCTTGATGTAAGCACTGGCGCAGGAAGTGAGTATATAAATCTCAAACCTGGTGACTCCGCTTTTAACAATGGAGGCAATTGGTCAGGTACATTGGTTGATACTGCAACCACTAATGATAAGCTTGGAGCTGATCAACCTGCAAGAACTCATGATAGTTATCTTGGAGCAATTGGATCAGGAGATCAAGGATTCGCAATGAAACAAGGAAGTATTTACCCAACAACTCAAATGAGTTTTGGCGTCACAGCTGCTGATGCTACAAGCGCAGTTGGATTAACACTTCGCCCAACACTAGCATGGGATGAAAACTTAATGAAGTTACTTAACTATGATGTTAAGAAAGACGAGCTTCAAGCCGTGCTTCCTGGAGAAGCGGTGCCTGTAGCAACAAAAGGTTTCTTTACTGTGAAAGTTTCGAAACTAATAGCTAGCGGAGCTGGTATCTTTCATGCGAGTGGAATTGGATCTGGAGGAATTGTTCCAGGATCTGTTTTAAAATCTGGTGGAAGTGGACAACTTACACTTAACGATGGCAAGACTGCTTTTGCTAAAGTTATTGCTACTGGAGCAGGAGCTGGCTACGACGTAGCTTTAATTCAACTCGGATAATTTAAGGAAAATTTATATTATGAATATTACATTAAAACGAACAGAAGAACAAGTTGAGCTCATTAAAGCGATGGCTTCCAAGAATCGCAATGTAGCACATGAAGCGCAAGCTGCTGCTGCTGAATTTATCGCTCCAGTTTTAGCTGAAGTTATTAACAACGCTCCAACTTTGAGCAATATGTTTACAAGCTTTTCATTTAACGAAGATGATAACCCCTCGATCCCTTTGGATCTGTACCATGACATTACTGATACTGATTACATTAGTATTTATACTCAGAATGTCCCTGGAGGTCTTCCATCTAACTCTATCATGCCCTCGCATAGTGAACTTAAGTTTACTACTTACAGGCTTGAAACAGCTATTGATTTTGATCGCAGGTACGCCGCTCGTTCTAGGCTCGATGTCATAAGCAAGACGTTTTCTCGTTTGGCTCAAGAATTGATGCTTAAACAAGAAGCTACATCTGCTAATCTTGTATTGGGAGTTTTAGCTCAGGCTTCAACAAACAGTAAAGATCATGTTGTTTCATCTCATAACGCAGGACAATTCTTGCTTGCTGATGTTAATAAGCTTATCACTCACGCCAAGAGGATTAATACCGCTTGGAATAAGGGAACACCTATCACCAATAACCGTGGAGTTACTGACTTGCTCATTTCTCCAGAAGTTATGGGTGAAATCCGAGCAATGGCTTACAACCCGATTAATACTCGTGGTATGCAAAGAACTCTTGATGTAACAGGAGCAACAGTTAGTTCACAGACTGCTAATGTTACAGGAGGCGGAGCTGCAGAGCCAGTAACAGCTGGAGCCGTTAGCGGACAAACAGTTGTTAACCAAGGTGCTGGTGTTATTCCTGCAACCGAGCAAATGCGTAATGCATTGTATGCTAACGCTGGAGCTGCTGAGCTTTATGGACTTGCGTTTACTGAGCTTAATGAGCTTGGACAAGAGCAAAAGTTTAACGAGGTGTTTGCAACTCTTGACGCTGCAGGTAGTGGAGATAAAGGACACGGTGGAGCAACGTTTAGTAACGCTACAGGTGGAGATCAATTGATTATCGGTATTGATCGCTCTAGAGAGTCTCTCATGAGAGCTATCGCTACTGATTCGGAAACAGGTGCTGAGTTAAACTTAGCAGCTGATGATCAATACACTGTTCGCCAACAGAAGATCGGATATTATGGTTCGATTGAAGAAGGTAGAATGGTTGTTGACAGCCGAGCTCTTACAGGTATTGTTATGTAAGAGAAGTCTGATAATTTATCAACTTTAAAGAAATCCACCTACTCGGTGGATTTTTTTATTCCCAGGGGTAACATAAAAGTGTATCAAATTATATCAAGCAGCTATGACATCAATAAAAAAAACAAACATAAAAACGAAGAAAACTCCCTTATATACAGATGGAAAGTCAAGTAACCAATCTGAAGTTGAAAAAATTAGAGATCTAGAAAATTTACTAAGACCTAGTATTCCAAACCCTTTTAAAACCTCTAGCGAGAGCAAGTTTGAAGAGAATTTGGCTAACATGAATCTTACCGACTTGCAGTCTTTAGCTGTGAGTGCAGGTGTTTTTCCATCAGGAAATAAAACAACCTTAAAGAATAAACTCAAGAAAGAATTTAACGCGGTTGTTGTTGGTGGGAAAGGAAGATCTTTCCAGTCCACAAAACCAATGATTAACACGGAAGATTTAACAGAGGATCAAAAGAAGTTGTTTAATTTATCATGATTCAAAATGAGGATACTCACTACTATTCACCCGAGTGGGTATTTAAACATTAGTATAAATTCTTTTATAAAAACAGCGTTAACAGCGCAAAACAAAAGGGTTAGTAATGTTAGAAGACTGTGATTGCGAATATAGTCAAGTTGATGAAATAGCTGAAAGTATATACGAATCAGAGTTTTATGACTTTTTTGATTCAGGCGTTGCTGAAGACGTTCCCAAAATAAAGACCTTCAAAGCTAGAATTTCAGCTTGGATAGAAACGAACATAGGTCAATTAAATATATTAATACATTCGAGCCATAGAATAACTAAGAAGAATGATATATGTCCAAGGTTAAGACCCGAAGAAATATCTATCTTAATACAATTATACTTAAGGGAGTTTTACAAAAGAGAGAGTCGCTTAGCATTAAAAGGAGTTTCCTCTAGTAGTTCAACCACTACAACAGGGGAGTCTTCTGTAACCATGACTGACTGGGTAGAGTTAAGAGAAGGGGATTCTTCTATCAAGAGGCAGTCTTTAATTACCACCCCTCAACAAAAAATTCAGGCAGCTCAAACTTACAAGTCTATATCAAAAGAAGCTGACTTGAGAATTAAAGATATGGTGCAATATTATAATCTTTATAATTCGTTACCAAGACAGGTGGTTAGTCAGGGCATAAAAACCACATCTTGTGATAAAAAACCCAAAGATTGTAAAGAAGAATTAGTAGACTGTCCAGAAAAAGCTGCGACATTGACCCCTACACCGCCGTGTAATGAGCCAACTAGCACCCTTACAGCGACCGAGACGCAAACAAGTACAGTAACCCCTACAATTACAAAAACGACTACCACCACGTCTACTCTCACCCATACTAGCACGCCAACAGTTACTAGCACTTCGACAACAACTGAAACGCCAGATGTTCCAACGCCAACTTCAACGCTAACAGCTACTAGCACTTCGACAACAACTGAAACGCCAGATGTTCCAACGCCAACTTCAACGCTAACAGCTACTAGCACTTCGACAACAACGCTTACTCATACTAGCACGTCAACACTCACTCACACTTCAACAAGTACTCTCACTCATACTAGTACGCCAACAGTTACTCATACTAGTACGTCAACAGTTACTCATACTAGTACGCCAACACTCACTCATACTAGTACGTCAACAGTTACTCATACCTCAACAGCTACCGAAACGCCAGATGTTCCAACACCAACACCAACTTCAACGCTAACAGCTACTAGCACTTCGACAACAACGCTTACTCATACTAGCACGTCAACACTCACTCATACTAGTACGCCAACACTCACTCATACTTCGACAAGTACTCTCACTCATACTAGTACGCCAACACTCACTCATACTTCGACAAGTACTCTCACTCATACTAGTACGCCAACACTCACTCACACTTCGACAAGTACTCTCACTCATACTAGTACGCCAACACTCACTCACACTAGTACGACAACACTCACTCATACTTCGACAAGTACTCTCACTCATACTAGTACGCCAACACTCACTCACACTAGTACGACAACACTCACTCATACTTCGACAAATACTCTCACTCATACTAGTACGCCAACACTCACTCACACTTCAACAAGTACTCTCACTCATACTAGTACGCCAACACCCCTAGAGTGCTGCATAGAAGGCGGAGAAATATTCTATGCGAATTCCACAAATGGAACAAAAGGTTCTACTCTTTCGTATACGAGTGACGCTTTGGTTGGTGCTAGGATATGCCTAGGAGCGCCAGTGGGTCAGAAAGAGTCAAATATAGAGCTGCAGATTAATGGAGTAACAGCTTTAAACATAACCGCTTTTTCAAATGTATTAACAACTAATAAGGTTTATATAACGAAATCAATTGCAGACATTCTTACTTTTAGCGCTCAGCCTTTTACGCTTGAATCAAAAGCTTCATTTTTTAAATCCCTACAATCTTTCAAAGATAATTCTCCGAGCCCGCAAACCACATGCGGTTTTGGGTTTTGTGCTGAATATGCGCCTTGTAATCCTACCCAGATAGATCCAACTAGATGCATAGACTTATTAACTTGTCCAGAAAATATATCTGGTATTGAAAATCAATTTATAGGATATGCTGATGGCGATGTAGCTCTAGATACATTTATGTCGGATAGTAGGTGTTATAATTTAGTAAATGATTCCGTACCAGTTAGTAACTGTAGCGCGTTTGTGGGTGATGATATTGGTTGCGGTGGGGGCGGTAATAAGTTTCAGGACGTTAGTCAATATAATAGCTGGATGATTAAAAAAGTGCCTCAAACAGGCTCACATGTATTTGAATCTTGTGCAGGATGCTGTCATTGTGATGATGACACAACCTGTGTGAGCGCAACAATTGAGTGGAATGGAACAAACGGCGTGTGCAATTTTATAATAAATACAGCTCCAACTCCAACTCCATAGTAATGAGCGATTTAATATCAAGTTCAGATAAAAGTAGATTTGATAAAGTATTTGATGATATTCATGATACTTTTGCTAGAGAGATTACAATATTTAAAAAAGAAAAAAAAGTTTTTGTCGCTACTAATAATACTTATAACGCTCTATATTCTAGAATTAAGAATCAAAAAGGTAGTGATAAAATCGTTGAGACTTTAAAATTAAAAGCGAGAATAGCTTATGCTGGAAATTTTGAATTTCTGAGGCAAAGCAGTGAAAATGAAATATTAGGTATAGATATACCTTCCGACCACATAAGAATAAAAATCAACGAAGAAGGGTATAACTTATTAAAAAAAGCTACTGATATCGAAGTTGATGGTGAACTTTTTAATATTTCTTCCGATGCGGCGAAATCTGGCATGTTTTCAATTAAATATTACAATATACTCTTGAAAAGAAGGGGATGATATGAATATAAAAATCAACGAGAGAGCTTTAAAAAGAATAGAAAATAGTCAAGTTGGACCTATAGTTGGAAAACATATTGAGAAAAAAATCATTCAAGGAGTAAACCAAGCTCATAGAGAAATGATTAAAGAGTTTGAATCTCACCCAGTTACTAAAGAAATTGAATCTGGCCCAGAAGGTTGGAATGAAAGCGGTACATTGGGTGGATATGGGAATTTATATTCCTATATTGGTTTTGAGGAAGGAATGGATCCTATAACTCCAATCAGATTAATATTAAAAAAAGCTTTAAACATTAAATCAATACCAAGCTCTCAAAGATCGATGATTTTAAAATTTCAAGTTGAACTTCCATCCAAGGAAGAGATTTTCTCAGCTAGCCCAATGCCTTGGGTTAGCGGAAGAAGTTGGGCTGAAGGTATTGAAAAAGGAATATCTGGTTTGGGTAACTACATAAACAGGATGACTCTATCTGGTAGATCGGGTCAAGGAATTCAAACTAAAAATAAAGTAAGATCAGGACAATTTAGGAATACTAAATATTTATCAAATATTTTAAATAATTTAAAAATTAACATTAATAGATCAGTAAAATGAATGCGGGTTTTGATCATAAATTATTGTCTAGTTTTTATCTATGGTGCGATGATAGATTATCATATTTCGCTCAAGCTTATCAGCCATCAATAAATCATACTTTTGTATACGTAGATACAGTAGATACTCCTTTGAATTATAACGCTTTCTATAGTCCCTATAGGCAATTTATGTGGTCATCCGATAAGATTGCGGTTCCTGACGAAGTGGTAATTGATGGATCTACGGTCAAGGATAAAGATGGAATATACATAGATTACAATAATGGAAGAGTGTTAGTTGATACAACGAGTCGCCATGGATCGAGTCAATCATTAAATATAACAGGGGATTTTGCGTATAAGACGGTTAATATATACATAACAGACGAAACAGAAGAAAGTGTTATTTTAAATAGTGATTTCATCATCTCTCCAGCTAATCAAACTTATTTACAAACAAACGGAGGGTTCAGCGATAAGATATATACAGTCCCTGCAATGTTTATAACACTGGAGAATTCTGAAAACGTGCCATTCGCAATGGGGGGTATGGATAGCACAGTCTTAAATATGAGAGCTGTAATAGTTGCGGATTCTAATTACACATTAGATGGAGTATTATCTTTATTCAGAGACTCTGCAAGAACTAATTTTGGATTGATTGAATTTGAAGATTTTCCATTTGGGGAGTTTTCACACATTAAGCAGCACCCTTATAAATATGGAAATTTGATTAATAATTCATCTGAATTTGTATTCGTTGAAGAAGTTAGATCTTCTAAATTAACAGATAGATCTAGGGAGAAGATAACATCATCAAGCGACTACAAGATAGGCTTTATTGATTTTACTTTATGCAAGCCAAGAAACCCTAGGAAAATTTTCAAAAGATAAATTTCACATTTATTAAATTTTGATGTATATAAATGTATAACTTAAAACTTTTAAAAAATTATGGCAACAGATAGAGTAATATACCAAAGTGAATCTCTTTACACTAGTAAACTTAAAGGGACAGGAGCCTCGGATTTAATTGACGATGGCGACTTAAAAGAGATAAATAGAGTACAAGATATGAGCTACAACCTTGAGGTTTCTCGTACTGATGTTAACGAATTTGGGCAACTAGCCGCACTTTCAAGAGAAGTGACAGAGCCTCCCACAGTAGGTTTAGATTTTTCTTACTATTTAACAGATGGTACTCAAGAGGCAGATCTTGGTTTTAATATTAATAGTGGCTCTAATTTTCAATTAAGCGGTGCAATACCAATGACCAAACAACTTCTTGATGGATCAAATGATTTTGATGAACTTAATTATTATGTAGTAACTGTTCCAGAAGGTGAAGACGTTCATGGACAAAATCCAGTATCTGCCGCAGATCATGGAGTTATTGGAATTGGAAATGGATTTATTACAAGTTATGGTATTACCGCTGCGGTTGGAGAACTTGCATCAGCAAGTGTCTCAGTTGAAGCTTCTAATATCATGTTTAAAAACGGGCTAAATGCGGCTTTTGATAATCCTGCTATTGATACTGATTCTTCTACTGGAGCTAGGTTACCTAATAAAGTTAACTTTACCAATGTAACGTCAAGCGATGGAGATATTTCTGTAGGTGGTGAGGAGCTTTTTGCTATTCGTCCTGGTGATATATCGATTGATTTTGATGCGAAGGGATATTTCAATACAAATGAAGCTGGAAAATTAAGCGTTGGAGGAGCAGTTCTTCCAGGTGTAAATGAAACTAAATCTCAAAGCGCGATTCACGTACAAAACATTTCACTTGATGTTCCTGTTGGAAGAAGTCCATTGAATCGATTAGGCAGCTTATACCCATTCAAGCGAAAAGTTGATTTTCCTGTGAATATGACATTGAGCGTATCAGCTTTAATGACAGAATTTTCTGATGGTAGTCTTGACGGATTGCTTTGCGGATCTGAGCAAAAGAGAGATATAGCTATTGTATTGAATACTAGATGTGGAAAAAACAACGCTTTGGTATACTTAATGAAGAATGCTATTCTTGACACACAATCTTTTTCAGCGTCTATTGGAGACAATAAAACAGTTGATCTCACATTTTCCTCCCAAGTTGGAGGAGCAAATGATTCTGAAAATGGTATTTTCTTGATTAGTGAAGCTGGTAATTCAGTAACTGCTAATAGTGGCCTACCCGTTCAAACTCCTACAGTTACGACCACGACCACGACTACTACAACTCCAACCCTCCCTTAATCTTTAAAACTTAAAGGCAAAAAAAACCTCGTCTCAGGCGAGGTTTTTTTGTGTATACTCATATAAGGTATAAGGTATATATGAAAAACGAACGAGAACTACTAGAGTTTCAGGTGGTTAGATCAATCACGAGTTTGTACAAACATTTCTTGGGGCTCATACAAGAGCTTCAAAGAGATCACGATGTACAATTTGATAAATTAAAAAAATCCATTCCCGAAGAAGAGAAGATTTTAACCCAAGCTGAATATTTAGATGAAGCTCAATTAAACTTCCTTAGGAAGAAAATCCTAGATTCTGGAAACGACGCTCGAAGAGAATTAATATCTTATATGGAAAATTTTGATATAAAAATCAAGAAATAATTTTACTATAAGATGTATGGCAAAAATAAGTCACAATAAAAAAGCTCTTTTTTTTCACGTCCCTAAAAACGCTGGAACTTCATTAAGTGTGTTTTTAAACTCCCAGGGTTGGGAGAATATTAGATATTCACCTATAAATGGAAAAAGAGATGATGTGGCTCCAGATTTCGAATACTCAAAGGGTTGCTGCCAAAGAATTAAAAATAATATTAATCTGATATCTAGAAAAAATACAATAGCTAATCTAACAAATAATAAAGCAATATACATTGAGAACATTAATGATAATGAAAAAAAATGTTACAAACTTATTAATCAAAGTACATGGAATAACTATTTCAAATTTGCTTTCGTTAGGAATCCTTGGGATCGAGTTGTCTCCGCATGGAAAAATAGATCTAGCATTGAAAAATTTGAAGATTTTATAAAGGCTATACCCGCCCCCAAAAATCACACCGACTTATTTTGGCATACATTACCTCAATATGATCACCTTTACGATGAGAATGAAAACTTAATGGTGGATAAAGTCTACAGGGTGGAAAACTTACAAGACGACTTAAAGGAAATATGTAAAAACTTTGAATTAAACTATTCAGAGATAGGAAAAATAAACTCATCAAGCAGGAAGCCTTATTGGGAGTATTACACTGATGAAACAGCTAATAAGGTTTCAGAAATATACAAAAAAGATATCGAAAAATTTAACTACAAATACAGGTAAAAGGAAATATGAATATTACAGAAAAAAATACGCTCTACTCTTTCTCGGTCGATTTAAATAAGGAAGTCGAGGAAGAAGTTGAAAAAAAATCAAAACGAAAAAATAAAGAAACAGGGAAGATGGAAGTCGTAACTTCGAAAGAAAAAGTTACAGTCAAGAAAGATGTTCCATATAAAGTGGTTATTAAAAAACCAAACAGAAGCGAGCTTGAAGAAGGTGACATGTTCTATAGTTTAGAATTGAATAAATTCATAAAAATGGGCATGTTGACAAAAGCGATGCTAGCTAAGCAGTATGGTAACCAAGGGGGGGTATGGTCAGAAAAAGAGCAAAAGTTGTACTCCACGTTGTTGTATAAAATGCATAGTAAGCAACTAGAAGTTCAACAATTCTCAATCCTAAGTGAGAATGGAAAATTATCAGAGCGGCAAAAAATTAAATTAGAGCAAGCTGTAAAAGAAATGTCTGAAATTAAGAAAGACTTAACTGAGTACGAAATGGTTCAAAATTCATTATTTGATCACACCGCTGATGTTAAGGCTAGAAATAGAGCTATCATGTGGTACATTCTTCATTTGTCTTATTTTGTAGAGGGTGAAGCTGATGACGCTCCTTTTGAAAATTTATTCGAGGGGGATGATTTTAAAGAAAAATATAAAGCTTACGAACTTGCTGAAGAAGAGGGGGAAGAGTTGTATGAAAAAATAATAGATAAAATTTCTTCTATTGTGACAATATGGTACGTAAGTGGAACTCAAGGACAAGAAGGTCTCGATGATATTTTCAAAGAAATGAAAACTAATCAAAGGAATGAAGAAGAGGAGGAGGAGGAAGAAGATTTAACTGAGTCAACAAAAGAAGAAAAAGAACCTGCTTAAATCATGCAGGATGAAAGAAGAAAAATTAAATAAAATTTTTACAGAAATTAAAAAAGGCTTTTCTGAGTTAACTTTTCAGGGAAGCCTTTTTTATGTTAAGCATCCTGGAGTAGATGATATTGCGGTTATGGAGGAGGATAGAGAGGCTTTATTGTTAAAGGCGAAGGGAAAAGGCGTACCAACAGAGGAAGAGTTATTAAAAACCTTAGATGAGACAGAGCAGTGGACAAAGAAAGACGAAGAAGAGTTGCTGGTACATTCAACTGAATTAAAAAATTTAAAACAAACTTTGATTAATTTATTTAAAGATTCAGAAAAGAAAAAAATACAACAAAGAATAGATGAGATTGAGACTAAGCATTTAAAAAATAAAAAAATTAGAAACGAATTAACAAGGATTAGCGCTGAAAATTATGCAGATAAAAAAAGTAATGAAACGTTTCTTCAAAAAACTTTGTTTTTAGATGTGGAGTGTAAGGAGTTGAGGTGGAAAAAAAGTGAGTTTGATGAGCTAGACGTCTTCTCATTGCAAAAGTTATATAATGAGTACAATGAAGTTATGGATAAATTTAGCGATAAAAATATACAGCAGTTATCAATATCGGGTATGTTTAAAAATTTATTAAATCTTTACGACAAAGATCTTTCTGGTTTTTTTAAAAAACACCCTCTTGATTTAAGTTATTATCAAATTAATTTATTAAATTACGGAAAAATGTTTAAATCTATATTTGAAAACAAAGAAATACCAGATGATATATCAAAAGACGCAGGTAAGATATTAGCATATTTAGAAGAGTCAAAAGTTAAAAAGGAAAAAGCTAAAAGAGTCTTAGATAGATCAAACAACTCTGATGGATTTTCATATGTTGGAGCGAGCAAGAAAGATTTAGAGAAAATGGGAGTTCGAGAGCAGAGAGGTAAAGGCATACACGACATAGCAAAAGAAAAAGGTGGAGAATTGAATATGGAAGATTTCATGAATATGCATAAAAAATAAGTGTATACAGAAGTAAGGAAAAAGGAATTATGAGTGTTGTTAATATACCTACAGCTGCAACTGGTTACAGGCAGAGTATAATTAGAGATGCGCAGGGCGCGCAGAGAGCTGTTAATAAAATGCAGATGTCGCCTACGCTAAACGCCAATGGTATCGTTCAACCCCTTGGTAGAATAACTAATTCAGCTAGTGAGTTTCAAAAATCCATGGATGCTTCTGCAGCTAGAGTTTTTGCTTTTGGAGCTGCTGTTGGAGTAATTAATGGGGTAAGTGACGCATTTAGAGCTATGATTCAAACAACCGCTGAAGTCGAAAAATCTTTAAAAGACGTGCAGGTAGTTATGGAAGCCTCAAACCAAGCTATGCAAAAATTTGGAGCTGGACTTTTTGATGTTGCTAGAAATACAGCAACATCTTTTAAGGATGTTGCGGAATCAGCCACGGAACTTGCTAGACAAGGATTAAGCGCAGAAGAAACTTTAGCTCGGGTGAATTCAGCTTTAATCTTAAGTCGATTGTCAGGCTTAGATGCTGTTAAGTCGACAGAAACTTTAACAGCTGCAATCAACTCTTTTAATAAAGAAGGAATTACTCATTCACAAATAATTAACAGAATGGCTAATGTTGACGCAGCTTTTGCTGTTTCATCTGCAGATTTAGCTGAAGCTATGTCAAGAGCTGGGGCTGTAGCTCAGTCTTCAGGGGTTTCTTTTAACGAGTTAGCTGCTGTGGTAACTGCGGTTCAACAAAGAACCGCTAGAGGTGGGTCTGTTATTGGTAATGGATTTAAGAGTATTTTTACAAGGATTAAGAGGAGTGGGGTCAGAGAAGCCTTAGAAGAAATAGGTGTGACTACAAAAAATAACGATGGAAGTTTTAGAGATTCAATGTCAGTTATTCTAGATTATGCGGGAGTCTATAAAACATTAAGCGATAGTCAAAAAGCCTACACAGCGGAGCAGTTGGCTGGAGTTTACCAAATACAAAATCTCCAAGCGTTAATTCAAGACTTAAATAGTGGGTACTCAATTTACAATAAAGCGTTGGGGGTTGCAAATAATACGACAAACGAAGCTATACAAAGAAATAAAGATTTAAACACCACCTTGTCAGCTATGTTTACTCAAACTCAGCTTAGCGCAAAAGAATTAGCCTCATCAATAGGGAACTTAGCTTTTTCAGGAAATTTTAAAGAAATTTTAACATTCCTAAATAGCTTAGCTCAAAAATTAAACGATCTACTTTCAGAAAATGAAGGTAGTAATGTAGCTAAAAATTTAATAAGAGGGATTGGAAGTTTTTTAACTGGGCCTGGAATGGTAATATTAGGAGCTGCTTTTCTTAAGATTTTTGGGCTTGTAACAAAATTCGCCAAAGAAGCTTTTTCTGACATTCTTGGTTTAAATAGAGAATCAAAAAGACAGCAGGGGTTACAAGCAGCTATAGGACAAATCTTAAGTACTAATTCTGGAATATACCAAAAAATTCTTGCAGCTGGAAGTAGTACAGCAAAGCAAGAGCAAATAATTTTAAATTTAATTAAACAGGAAACCGCTGAAAGATTAAAACAAGAGGCTTTAATAAAAAGAATCGCAGCGAGCTCTAGATTAATTGGAGTTGGGGCATCAGAGAAAGGATTCGTGCCAGTCGGAAAGGGAGCTTCAAAAACAAAAGGGAGGAATACTTTAAGGATGTCTAATGGGTTTCTCCCATCTTTAAATAAAGAAAAACAAGATATTAACTCTGGAGTTGGTGGGGCTAGAAAAACAGATAAGCCAGTTTTAATAAAAAACCATAAAATGGGAAGAGGGAGGAGTGAAAACGTGGTAGCTCATACTGGAGAATGGGCTGTTAATAATTTTGGAGGTGGTGGTGGTACGGCTATTTTCAATAGAGATATGGCTAAACAGTATGGCTTACCAAAAGGCGCTAAAAAAATTACAGCCGCAAATGGATTCATACCTAATTTCAATAAATTATTAAATAAAAAACATTCATACAGCTCACTAGAACTAGGGGCGTCAGCGGCTGGTAAAGGGCCTATATCTAGATTGTCAGATTTAACAGACAGGTTCATAGGTAGGGTAAAAGTTCAAAAAATGGATTTGAATAACGATTTTTTTGGTAAAAATGCTGCAAAAATAATTAGGGGGAGTGAGGGGGTGCCAGGATTGATAGAAAAAAGTCCAGAAGCCGAGAAAAAAGGTTTAACAAAATATCAAACAAATCAAAAAGCTGTCAAGGCTTTTAGAAATAGATACGGAAGTCAAATAAAAAGTGGACCGTATAAAGGAATTTTAGAAACCGCTAAGAATATTCAAAATAGCAAATTTAATAATTACTCAAAAACTGAAAAACAACCAAAGCAATTAGGTGATTTGTTTCAAGGTTTATCATCGAAAATAAAAGGCTTAGAGGGGGAGTATCAAAGCAAGGTTTTTTTACAAAAAAAGGGTTATTCTGATGTTCAGTATATTCCTGATGGAGCAAGTTTTGATCTGTCAGCTAGAAAAAAAGGAGTAAAAAAAGATAGACTTTTCGAAACAAAAGCCACTAAAAAGCAAAATGTTGTTGTAGCTTTAAAGAAAGCTGCGGACCAATATTTAAATATGGTAGCTGCGAAACAAAAAGGGCTGGGTGAAAAACCAATAGGGCACAAAAATAATAAAAGAGAAAATATTAATTTAACCTCTGGTAACGCTTTATTTGGTGGAGGAATCAACATGATAACTCCCTCAGATACTAAATTAAGCCAATCTGTAATATCTGCAAATAAAGAAAGTTTCAAACAAACAGATTCTTTCAGGGTTTTAAGGAGCATGATCGACCCTGATTTTAAAAATAAACAAGCAATATACAAATACTCGAGCCAAGATAAATTATCGAAAATTTTCTCAACAAGAATCAAGTCTATTGATAATCAGAAAGAATTAGAATTTTACAAAAAATACGTAACTAATAATTTAAACAAAAACGCAACAATTCCAAAATCAATTGAAGATTTTATTAAAAGAAAAGATTCCTCCCAAAGTCAAAGTTTGTTTTTAGATCCAAATCATAGAATTCCCAGTGGAGGAGTTAGGTCAGCTTCAAGTGGGTTTATACCAAATTTTATTGATAAAAGAAATAGATATCAAAAAATACAAGACACATTAAAGGATCCAGCTAATAAAAATATAAAATTTAAATCTTCTCTATTCAAAAGAGAGAGCGTGAGCACCGTGAAAAAGGGGATGGGTGGGGAGTTTCAAAAACTCTGGCTAGAATCTTATTTCAAAAAAGGTTTAGAGGGTGATTTTCAGATGTTAATGAAGATGGGATATAATCCAGATAAATTATTATCCCTAAGGAAACACTTCAAAAAAGGTGGCAAAATTGATATAAAAACTATGGGGAAAGGTTTTATCCCAAACTACGCAAACTCATCTGAAGTAAATTCAAATTTAATCCCTAATTTTGCGAGAAACGCTTTATCAGAAGCACTTCAGAGAGAAACTGAAGCTGGAGTACCAAGATCAAAAATAAGAATTGAAAGAAGTCCAGATTTAATTACAAAAGAAAACCCAATAGGTTTAGCTGTCACCAATACCCGTGACGAACCAATGGGAATTTCTCAAGGAATAAAAAGAGCTAAAGCTGAAGGGGTTGATCCCAGGACATATGGATCAGCTAGAGCTAAGACTCCAAATTTTGCAGCTGGAGTTCAAACTAAAAAAGGTTTCTTTACTACTCAAAAAATTAACAGGTTGAAAGATGGAGATTTCTCTAAAGACCCGCAGGGTGAAAAGGTTTATTTAAATATGTTTTCCGTTGAGGATCAGAAAAAAATAAAAGGTTTTAAAGCTCAAAACTCTAAAGAAAATATAGTGGCAAAAAAGCAAGCTTCTAGAGATATTAAAAATAAAATGCCAACGATTGACGCTTCTACTCAAGCAACAATGCTTGTAGCTACAAACAATATAAGAAGAAGAGTTGATACTTCCTACAAGACGGAAAAGGGTAATGTGAGGATGAAATATAGAGTTGAGGGAATAAAACCAAAGTCTTTAAAAAATACAGAAGGTAATATAAGAAGCAGAATAGAAGATTTAATGCTTGGGGAGTCATCTAGATTAGCTAGAGAAATGGCTGGCGCTGGAAATTTCGGAATGAATATTCCTGGAATTAGTAGAATGGCTAACGCAGGAAGCGTGGGCTCAGCTTCTGGCTCGATTTTTGAAACAGCTTTGCAGGCTGTAGGAAAAAACAGGCTTTTTACAAAAAACAATGCGAGTTTTGATATCAATGGTACTCCTGACGAAAAACTTCAAAAGCTATTTGGATATTACACTCCATTCGCTGATGCAAAAATAGCTCTTAACGCGGATACGAAGAGGGATTTTAGCTCAAAGGTATTAAAGATACCGCAAAACACAGTGAAGCTATCTAAAGCGCAAAAAGAAAAACAGATGGAAGTTTCGAGGACGAGCAGAAAGTCCTATGGGCCCCTCACTAAAGCTGCTACTGGATATATACCAAATTTTGCAGGTCTAAGGAAAAACCAAAAGCAAGATTTAGTCACAGCAGGTTTCGCTAAAAACCATAAAGAAGCTTCGAAGAAATATAATCACATGGATCACCATTATTTAATCGATAAAAAACTATCAAAAAAAGAATGGTTGAGGCAAAAAAGTTTTGATGTTGAGTACGGTAAAATGACAGGAGTGAGATACTTAGGGAAGCAAAAAGGCTATGGAGCTTTCCCTGGTAACCAGGAAGCTAGTATTGGCTCGCAAACCAAGAGGAGCTCAAGAATTGCCAAAACTAGTGCTGTTGGAGCTGCGGTTTCAATGAATGCAGTTTCTCAAATTCAGAATACGGTTCAAGGTTTAGTTTCAAGAGTTGGTAATATAGAAAAACAAATTGGAGTTCAGAATTTATCAAGCGGATACATACCTAATTTTGCATTAAGGGATAGAGATAAAAGTATTAGAAAATTAGATCCGAATACTGGTAGCGTTGGATTTATTGAGTCTATAGTTAAAGAGTCGATGTTAAGTGGAGATAAGAATTTCACAAAGGAAGCTAAAGAAGTTGCTGGAAACAGAAGTTTAGTAATAGACAGGAAAAATCAAGAGATTAAAATTGATGGTAAAGAAATATCGCCAAAAGATTTAAGAAGAATAATACTAGACCCTAAGAATAAAAAACTGATTCAAGGAGAGGTGAACAGTAGACTTGTGAAGTTTCAACAAAAATCAGGGCTAGCAGAACATTTAAATTTTTTCCTTGGATCAGGAGCGACACCCTTAGAGAAAAGACAAAAAGATATGAGATCTGCAGTTGATATTGACAAGAGACATTTCTTTAAAGATAAGGGGTATTGGGGAATGAGTGGAGAAGGTATAAGTTCATTAATTCAAAAAAATGGAGGAAGAAGTTTGGATCTCGATAACTTCCTGAATCAAACGGTAATTCACTCGCAAGCCTCAACCGAAAAACGAAGACAACTCCAAGAAAAAAATAAAAAGAAGAAGGGTCGGGGAATAAACACGTCAATGTTAAGCCCAGGATATGTAAGTGAAAAAGCTCAACAATTAGGACTTGCGGTGAAAGATAAAGCTGTAGCTATGGGAGGAAAATTCATGAATACCGTTGGAGCAATACCTTCGGACCTTGCTAATATAATAGATTTAAGAAATATGAATTTAATGAGCCCTGTGGAAAGAGCTAGTAAGAAAGCTTTGGAGAAAAAAGAAAAATTTATTAAAAAAGCTGTTGAAGCAAAAGAGGCTTTAGAGAGTTCTAAATTAAATAGCTTAAAGAATAGATCAAATATAGTTAGGAATGCTACATTTAGGGCTACAGGTCCAGATGGAATAAAGTATAATGATTTAAAATTTGTTGGATCAAATGACCAAACTCAAACGACAAGATATTATTCCAAGTCGACTGGAAAAAATGTAGATTTTAAGGGTAGCGAAGACCCTAATGGAAAAAAAGTGCAAAGACTGTTTGAGGTCGAAAACAAAGCTAAAGCTCAAATAGAAAAAAGAACAGCTAGACGTGAAAAACTCCAAGGAATGAAACAGGATGTTAAACAATATGGAACATACTTTGTGGATAAGGCTGGGAATTTCGTGAAATCAACTGCCATTAATTTACCTAAAGCAATTGCTAGTGGAGCTGTAAGATCAATCGCATCCGCAACGGGACCCTTTAGGCAAATTGATGCCACTAGGGGAATTTCAGAAACTTTATCCTTAGTGGGGAAAGGTGGGAGTAGGGTTGGTTCTAGCGTCGTAAATGGATTGAAAAATTTTAAAGATAAGAAAATGAGTTTGCCCATGTCTGGATTTATTGAAGGTTTGAATGAAAAATACGAAAGATCTAAAAGTGTGGGTAGGAACGTTCTAGCTTTTGGCCACAAGAAAATTAGAAAAACAAGAGACAAATATCAAGATTCAAAAAAATGGATGAATGATTTTTTTAACAGTTTTGGAAAAAACTCTTTTAACCCTGAAGTAGGATCTTGGAGTTCAGGGTCAAGCAAAGAAGAGAAAACTAAAAAATCAATTATTGAAAAAACTAAATCTATTCAAAACAAAACCGAAAGATCAAAAATATTTAAAGGTATTTCTTCAGCTTGGGGTAAGGGGGTTAATTCCTTTAGAGATCTATTGTATGTATTAGAGAATTATGAAGAAGTTTCTAAAACGGGGAAAGCCAAAGGTCCTAGTATTTTTAATAAAAGCTTTGACCAATTAACAAATGTAAACTATAAACAGTTAGGTTCAAGAATTAAAGACGGAAAGGCTTTTCTTGGTGAAAAATTAATATCACCATTAACATATTACGCTAGAACAGGAGCGTCTAAAACGAAAGAATTTGGACAGAAACAGTTTTTAAATATTCAAAATAAATTAATAGGTTTACAAAAATTCGGAAAAGAGAAATTTAGTAAACCAAGAGAGTTTCTTAATAAAAATAAAAAACGCCTAGGGGTTGCTGGCGCTTTAGGAGCTGGAGCTGGAGCGATAGGTTTGGGAATTAAAGGTTTATCTGGACTATCATCAGTCGGGCAGACAGTTGGATTGGGAGGGAAGGCAGTAGCCGCAGGAAAGTTGGCTTTGGGGGTAGGAGGAGCAGGAGGAGCAGGGGTAGGAGGATCGGTAGTTGGAGATTTATTAACTACTGGGGGAGTAGGGACTGGAATTGGGCTGGCGGGATATGCGATGTATAAATACAGAGACAAATTAAAAAATAATAAATTAACCAAAAGTCTAAGAGAGTCGGTTTCGGGAGTTCCTATAAAAATGGGTTCAGACACTTTTTATTTAAAAAGAAAAGACGCAGAAAGCTATAAACGAAAAAACGAAGATATAAAGTATGATTTTAAATCAACTCAATCAAAAGCAATGGATTTATTATCTGGAAGATCAGGTGGAGATGTTAACGAGTTAAGAAATATCGAAAAACAGATAGAAAAAATTAAAATACAAAAAGAAGCTCTTGATGAGTTTTACCAAAAATACTCAAAGAAAACACAAAGAGGTAAACCAGGAAAAAAAAGACCTACTTCATTAACGAGGAGGCTTGGTGGGGATGGTTTACCAGAGTATAGATTTGGATCGAGAAGTAATAGATTCTCTGAGGGGAGAATACCGAATTTTGCTAGGCCAGCGAGAAGGTTTAAGCAGTTTAATAAAAATAAATACCTTAAGGAATTAAAAATTGGAAAAAATAAGAATGAACAATACAAAATTGATGCGTATGTAAAAGCCGCAGGGGGAGCTCGAAAGTTCCAAAGAATACATGAAAAATTTGGACTTGACAAAATTGATGATGTATTTCAAATTCTTGGATTTTCTAAAGGTCATATTCCAAACTTTAGTAAACTTGCAAATTTAATACTTGCTCATAATAAAAAAATTCAAGCATCTAAACCTTTAGGTGGTCAAGAGTTCTCTAATCTTAGTGGGAGAGTAGCTGATTTTAATCGCAGAATTCAAGGTTCAAAACAAGGAGAATTAAAGACTCGACCTGTCACTTCGATAGATAGAAAACAACCATTTAAAATTAGCAAACGAAATCGAATTCAAGATTTAGATAATATTAAAAGATTTACAAATTCAAGCGAGTTCAAAAATCTACCAAAAGAGCTACAAGAAAAATTAATCCTTTTTTATAATAATAAAAAAGCTAACGTATCATCTCTTAAAAATATGGACCCTGAGTACCTAAGGCATTCAGCAAACCCAAGTTTTAAAGGGAAAATATCAAATTATGGAAACGGGTTTTTGCCAAATTTCGCGTTGGATCAAGCGATAGCAAGGGAATCAGAAGCTCTGAAACAAAGAGGGATATCTTCAAGCAAGATAAAAGTTGAAAAAAGCTCTTTATTGAAGGGACCTATGAACCCACAGGGACTCGCTGTGATAAACACGGTTGATGAACCAATGGGTATACAACAAGGAATTAACAGAGCTAATAAAACAGGGTTAAATCCAAAAACTCACGGAATACCTTCATTTGCGATATCGCCAGAAGAAAAAAAATTAATAAAAGAGAAAGAGCTGTTCAAACTTGAGCAAGAAAGAAAACAAAGTAAATTATTAGGTAGAGATAAAATCCTAAACCCATACGCTGGAATGGACTCAGATAAAGGTTTTGAATTAAAACAACAACAAGACAGGCACAATCAAAGAAGTCAGGGAAGTAGAGGTTTTAATAAAATTAGAAAACATGGATTGTCTCCTGTAGCTAGGCAGAGAATGTCTAACGCGAATGCAATGGCGGGGGGCGCATCAATGGGGGCGATGTTTATGGGACCAATGGCCGCAGAAATGATAAGGGATGGAAGACAGGATGAAGCAGTGGGCGGCAGCGGGAGATTAGGTATGGATGTACTTAATTCTGCTGCTATGGGTGCAGCTTTTGGGCCTATAGGTATGGGATTAGGAGCTTTTCAAGGAGTAAGTAGTGGGCTGAATCAAATGAGCAATAGAGACTCTCAAGCTGACACGTTTAAAGCCTTAAGTAAAGCCAAGAAGGATTTGGATAAAGTTATGAAGGATACATCTAGTATTCAGAATTTAGCTATGGGAGTTCAGCAACTACAAGCAGCTTCTCAATCAGGAGATACAAAGGGAATAATAGCTGCAAATACTCAAATAAGAGAATCTATAAATAAAATTTCAGACCCAGAGGTCCAATCAAGAATGAATCAATTAGCTAACTCAGGTATGAGCGCGTCCCAAAAATTAGCTTTATTAGGAGAAGCTATTAAAAATATGGGGGCACAAGCAGCAGCAAGAACTGCACTACTTCAAGCTGGAACAGCTGCTAATGAGGATGATAAGATGGGGCCAGGAACGGTTGCAAAAAGTTGGTTTGGAGATTTAGTGCAAACAGCTGTTGCAGGAGCGAAAACAGGTCTTGATTTTTTAACTGGAGAAGGTAATACATATGATTACAACAAGGAAACTTTGTCAGGAAGGGATCCTATGCAAGGTAAGCTTGGGGAAGCTACAGATATGGCTAGAAACTTAAATGATAGTTTCGAAACTCAAGCGAGAATGCTAGCTCAGCAACAGGTAGCAAGTAGAATATCCGAAGGAACATCTTTTGTTAGTGGTAGTGAAGACTTGCGAGGAAAAACTCAGGAAGAAATTGCTTTAGCTAGACAAACAGATTTAAAGTTAGACGCGGGAATGCAACAAGAAGAGGCTAGAGCTTTTAATGATTTATTTAAAGAAGCCATGAGCAACTTCGCTAAAACTGGAAAGTTATCAACTTCAAAAGTGGGAAAATCATTAGAAGAAATGCCTGGCGGAGCGCAAAGCTTTGAGAATTTTGATAGATTAGCTACCTCTGAAGATGGTACAATGCTTACTTTTGGGGGAGCGGTTTTAAAAGAATTCGCTCAGTCAGCGCTTGACGGAAAGGAAGCTTTGGAGAGTATGGGTGATGGAATCCAAAAAGCAGTAGAAATTCAATCAAAAATAGTTAACCTTGAAGAGAAGCTACTATCAGAGTATCAGAACATGTTGCAAGCTCAACAAAACGTTGATACTATGATGAGTAGGTTTCAATCAAATCAAAGTTTAAAAGATTACCAAGGTGAAACAAAAACGATGGCAAGATCTTCAGCTAATGAATATTTATCATCTAGAAATTATATTGACCCAAGGGGATTCCAAGGAAGGCAAGCTTCTATTGAGAATGATGACATTAAGCGTAGGAACGAAAGCGGATTAATTACTGAATTAATGAACGAAGTAGCTAGCAATATTGATATGTCTGCTTTGTTTAACCCCAGCGAAATTGAAAAACGAGAGATGAATATAAAAGAACCTAAACCCACTAGTGGAACAGGTAAATTTGAACAAGATGTTCAGAGACAACAAAGCGAACAAAATCAAATGCTAGCAAGGCAGTTTGCAGAATTTGCTGCAGGCAACAAGGATGGAAATGTAACACTTAAGGAAATGAAGGGCTTTCTGGGCTCCATTAAGGGCACGGGGCAAAAGGGTAATAGAATAGCTCAGAATGCGAGAGATCTAGAAGTTGCTAGCTCGCAAAAAATGATAGCGGAGCTACAAAGAGTGGCTATTAATCAACTGATAGCATCAGGTGATGCGTCATCCTCAAGACTAGAAAACCAAGGAGGTCGGAGGTTGAATGATGGTGATATTAAAACGGGGGTTGACGCAGCTATAAACTCTGACTCCTCAATTATACCGACGCTTGGTCGCCTACCTACTGACGATTCAGCTGCACCTGTAGCTGATAGTATAGACGCGTTTAGAACACTCGCTGATGTACTTGGGGTTTCATCGACGATTTTCACTGGATTGAATTCAGATACAGAAAATTACATCGTTGCTCTAGCTAATGTGAATGATATAATGGAACAGTTACAAAACATGGACCCAGAAAAAGCCGCAGAATTAAGACCTGTTTTTGAAAAAATAAAAGCAAATTTAGAAGCAGATTTAAAAAATAGCGAAAGAGTCGCTGAAGAACTTAAAAAAGTGGCTGGAAAAGAAGGTTTAGACCCAAATCTAGTAAAAGATCCAATAAAGGGATTAACAGTGCAGCTTGGTAATTTATGGAAACAAGGATTAGCAGTTACTAATTTAAGCACTATCACAACTCCACTACAAGACCTTGTTAATAGATTGACAAGTCAAGAGGGTGAACCTCCAGTAGAAACCCCTCCAAATGGTGGTAATTCAGATGGAGAAAAACCGCCCACAACTAGTCCGCCAGAGGGTAGCCAAGATTTTTCTGCAGCGATAAAAGTTATTCAAGAATTACCCGCTCAGTTATCTGAGCAGTTAGGTGGGTTAGTTATTAATCATGAGGTTAAAGGAGGAATAACCTTCGACTTTAATTCTGAAGTGGTTAAGGGCGTATTAACTCCAGTGATGAGAGATCAATTAAGAAGTATATTACAAGAGGGTGTCATACTTGATTATTTAGCAACAGCATTAGCTCCTAAAATTGATCCTCAAGGAGTTTTAAGATAAAATGAAATTTAATAACGTAGAAATACTCGGAGTATCGTTTGAGAATGGTAAGGTTGGTACAGATTTAATTTTCAGAAAGAAAAAAAATATAAACATATCTGGAAACTTACTAAGTTTATCAAACACTAGTGGGGTCAAGCAAATATTAAAAGAAACTAATGATTTAATTGAGGTAGAAAATTCTTTAAACTCTCAAGATGGATCTATTAGCCATGGTTTACAAGAAATTTTTATTAATGATGTAAGTTTCGGAGAGGGATTGATTATATCTTACTCTGTTAGGGGGAGTCATATTCAAGACGCTAGTTACGTAGCTCAAATAGAATTTAACGAATCAGCTGATATTACCAAATTAAAATTAAGCCAGAATAGCGTTAGCGATTTGAGTTTTAGTGATTCAAGTATATCAGAAGAAGATTTTAAATATTTAAAATCAATTAGTGAAAGCTTTGACTTTAAACAAAATGGTGACGATGTAGATATTAACCACTCGATTGATTGCTCATTTGATAGAAGATCGTCGATAATGCCAAAAAGGAAAAACTTATGGCAAAACGCATCTTTACAGAATCAAAAAATAGCTAATTTAAGAAACAAAGGTAAGGGCTCAATTAAAGTGCAAGCTGGTGAGACTTCAACACAAAGCGTAAGTCTTGACGCTGGTACGTACATCCTAGAATTTGATTATCTAGGCCAAGACTCAAGCTCAGTGGGAGTTTGTAGCCTAAGTTGTTTAGATAAAACAATATCCCTCGAAGAGAAAACGGGTAGAAAGAAAATTGAGTTTAGTGTCTCATCAAATTCTTCTGTTTTATTTAGTTTGAATGCAAATCAAAGTAGAGATACTTTTTTTGATAATTTTTATTTATGTAAAAAAGAAGACACACCTCTAGAGAAATCAAGAGCATTTGCTAGTTTTTTATTATCATCTTCATCGGAGTATCCAATAATAACAAGTAGTATTTCTGAGAAATATTCAATGCAAAAACTTTTTGATAATTTTGAGACGGTAGAAAGCTTTGACGAAATTAATTTATCTTATTCAATATCAAAAAAAATAAAATATTCAGAAATCGATGATTCTGGAAATTATTCAAACAAAAACACTTTAACAATTGAGATCGGAGAAGAGGGAATAATAACGGTCGCTGATAAAAATGAAATTAAATGTTTATCACAAAGAACAGATGCTAAGATTAAAAATTACACAAACATTGTTGAAGCTGCATCGAGGGATAGATGTGTTAACGCTTTAGCGTCTTATAATGATTACTATAAATTTGGATGCCCAACGCCAACTAGAACTCAAACTATTGATGAAAATAACATTTATGATATAGAAGAAAATAAAACTGTTTCATTTGATTTTAAAAGTTGCACATCAGAGCTGAGCATAACTTACACAAATGACACTAGGAATGTAAAATCAACAAGTAAATATTATAAGCTTGAAGATTCTTTAAGTATAGAAAACTCGGAAGGGTATCAATTATTATCTTTTAATGGAACGGCGCAGGGCAAGGGTGATAATTCCAACAGTAGAAAGTTAAACGCAAAGCAATCTTTGTTAGATTTTGATTCTAATAAGAATACGATTATAAATAACGCAAAGACAGCGTATAGTTTATCTGGGGATTTTATAGAAATAGGTAGAACTTTATCCATTGAGGATGTTTCTGGGAGAATAAGCTATGGGTTGGTATATAGCAATAAGCCTTCCTATAGCGATATGCCAGATTCCGTTAAAAATTTAGTTAAAAAATACGATATAGAAGTTTCTATTGATGAAAGAGTTGGGGTATTTAATGAGTTTGCTGTTAATTGTAATGCGGTAGCTCAGCTCATGGGAGATTTATTCCAACCAAAGGGTATAAATGTATCTATTTCGGTTTTTGGAAATAAAGGAGTTGGTGTGCTGGATTTATTAAACGCATCAAAAACTATTCTTTTGCATAAAAATTTAATGTTTGGACTGGGGTCGGAGGGAACTAAAAGTTATGTACAAGATACATATAATAAATTAGAATTTACAGTAAACGAAGATTTTTCTCACAATCAAGAGGAGGATAAAATTCAATACAATAGATCTGTTATAGATCTATCCGAATGCCCGACATCCACCGATGGAGATAGTAAACATGGGTGGGTAGATTTGGGGAATGTTCCAACGCCCACTATGTTTGAAAATCAAGTATTTAACCCCATAGATTATCAATACAGTTTTACGCCACCACCAACTCAAGCGTGGAACTATAACGATTATGGTTATGATTTTTCAACACCAATTGTCGAACTAACCCCGACACCATTACCCACGTTAACAGATTTTAATTTCTATTTTAAGACACCTACCCCGACTCAAACCGCCACTCCCACTATTTTCCCAACACCCATAAATACCACCCCAACCCCGACGCAAACTACTGAAAGAGTTGAAGTGTTTATACCTGAAAATTTTAACGATAATATAGATGCTCTAGTCAATATACAGGGAGCTGTTTTAATCAAAGGTAAACAATGCTTCGATGATAGTGGATCCGCGTCAATTTTAAACGAAACACTAATATCAAATTCATACGCAAGTAATAATAACGTCAAAGACTGTATAAGGTCTGGGTCTGGAGATAGATGGTATAGTTTTATATTTGATATTCCTGGCGGTTCAAATTTTACCCCTCCATATACTGATGATTGCGAATTCTTTGAAGTTAGCGTCCCTGAGTTTTATGAAGAAGATATAAGTTGTTTAATAAGGTCTAGTAACGATGGCTCCTGCATGGGAACTGACGAAAATTACACGGGAGCAATGGTGAACCCTGGAACGTTTGAGTATTCTTATGGTAGTGTTAATTCAGCCTCAAAAGTAATAAAATCAAATTTGAACAATCAGTCTCACCCGTATTTTAATAATGGAGTTGTTGTTTACAACACAGTTGTCTTTAAACTTTGTGGGAGCGAAAGAACTGAGTTTACCAACGTTGAGCAGAGATACATAAATCAAGAAATAATAATTCCAACAGGATCCTCATTAACACTAGCGGAACAAATTATATCAGGGGTATCAAACTGGAGCTCGGGAAAATGCTTTGAGATTGTTGGTTATAAAAATTGTTCCTTATCGCAAGAATTTAATAGAGGCCAGAGAGTTTTAAATAAAAACCAAGTGTATGACAATTGTAATGAGTTTTCAAACAACGAACTTATATATTCAGTGATTGTAAAAGAGGTTGATTGCTCAGAAAGTTCTTTAACTGTGAATTGCGTAATCGATTATGAAACTCCTTTAACACCGACAAGCACCACAACCTCAACAACTACTTTAACTCAAACTTCAACAACTACTACCACACCAACCTCAACAACCACTACCACACCAACCTCAACAACCACTACCACACCAACCTCAACAACCACTACCACACCAACTCCAGCTACCGTAGACTGTTCCCTTTGTGGAGCGCAGCATATTAGTGGCGCTGGATATTTCACTAATTGTGGTGAAACTGAGTGCGATTGTTCTTGCTCTGTGAATTTAACTGACGGGCCTGATGCTGGACAAGTGCTACCTTGCATTAATGATGTATTTTCAACATGTTAATTTTATGAAAAAAGTAAATATATTTTATAATAACGCAGACTTCTTTTCCAGTAAAAATCTACCAACTCCCGAGGTGAAAAGATCTACATCAGATGTTTTTTTTGGAGACAAGAAGGGAGTAAAAGAAAAAATAGAATTAAATGGACAGATTTATTTTAGTGAAGAAATTGCAAATTGCGATTACTTCAACTTCTTGAAACAAAGAAGAGATGAACTGGTTCAAGCTTTTTCTGAAGATTTTAAAAAACTTGAAATTAAAGAAGATGGAGAAATAATATTACAAAAAGATTTCTGTATAATTTCAGAGATTTCTTTTCCAGAGCAAGACTATAAAAAAACACTAGAATATTCAATAAAAATAGAATGCTACGATGAATTAACTCATAACGAATTTTACGGCATAGATAAACCCGTGAACTCAACTTCGATTGAAAAGATGGAAGACGATGTTTACTCAATACAAAGATCGATATCAGCAAATGGTATTAACACTCAAGATGGAGAATTGAATGGGTTGAATGACACGGAAATATCCTCAGCTTTACAAAACGCCATTGATTTTGTTGATAATTTTCGAGGAAGAAATAACACAAGTAAACCATTAGGATCTGAAAATGCTGCGCTAATATTAACCTCTGAGTCTGAAAAAATAGACAGAATAAGTAATTCTGTACAAGTGCAAGAAAATTATTTATTAGATAAAAATGGCTCCTCGAATGATGTTGGCGTAGTTCGATATGCAATTAATAAGTCGAGTACTTTTGGTGGAATAAACCAAATAGAAATTAGTGGAGAAATAACAGCTGGAATTGATTCTAATTTTAATGATGTTAGGAACCAAGTTAAGGATATTGATTTCTATCAAGAAATAATTAACGCTTACGGGGATGAGGGGTACAATAGAATACCAAGAAGTATTAGTTTTAACGAAAACGAGAGAGCTGGAACAATTTCATTTTCTTTAAATTTTAATAATGATGATAGTTTTAATGAGTGCGGGGTTTCTACACAATTAAATACATCTATAAGCGTGGGGGAAGATAGTGTTGTAAGTTTATCAATAGACGGATTAATTTTAGCACAAGGGCCTATTGAGGAAAGATGGAGATTGGTGCATTCAAATTTTATAAATAAACCTTACGATTCAGTATTATACGAAAGCTGGGCTCATCAAGAGGCTCAACAAGAGATAAATCAATTTTTAACAAATGTGACATTACTTGGCGAACCTGAAAGTAGTAGTATTGAAGAAAATCAAAAAGGCGGTGAAATAAAATTTAATTATAATTTTTCAAATAAAGATAAACCTGAAGATTTTAAAAATTTTCAATGTTCATCCTCGGTGAATATGAGATCTCCAAAATATTCAGTTGATATGAATTTCGGAGGAGGTATGAATCAATATACTGTTACGAGGTCTGGTTTCACTAAGGGCTCTGTATCAATTAACGCATCTGGTGAATACATAAACAAAACTGGTAATGAAGAAAATGATAAAGATAATGCGTTGAATAAATTAACTGAGAAAATAAATAGTATTTTCTTAACCATGGAGCAAGAGTTTTTCTCGAGTGAAGAAAAAGTAAAAATAGGGCAGAATAAAAGTTATAATATAAACAATAGCCAAGCGTCCATAGCGGAAACAAGGGAATATTTTGATTCTGTTGTGTAATTTTTAAAATGAGTACAACACCAACACCAACACCAACACAGCTCTGCACTAAGAAAAATATTGAAGCATTCTGCTCGAGATTCGTTTCGTTAAATATGAATTTATCTCCAGCTTCAGGTCCAACAATAGACGCTTCCCTGATTGGAGAGATTGATGACTATAAAGACTTAGGGTTTAAGATAACAAATTATATTAAAACGTTGGGCATTCCAATATTGAACCCCTCAAATTGGACTGTGGCTTCAGTTTCAGTAGATAAATCTTCATCTGGGGTAGTCACAAATGTAAGATTAATTGATACTATTTGGTTGGAGTATTCAACAAGTTTCATAGCAGCTGGACCAGCAGATGGATTTTATGATACTTTTATAGGCCGTGAGTTTTTTAATATTAGTGGAATACCTATGTCAAAATTCGATGGAGTTCCTAAAAATATACTAGTTGATAGAAATTACCTAAGAGCTTATTATAGTAAATTAAATTCTGGTAAGTTATTTATAAATAATGATGGACTTCCAGAAAATGTTCTTAACGTTACGCCAGAAGAATTCGTTAAAAATCACAGCCCAGGTCTGCCTGACCCGATGGTAGAGTTTGGAGAATATTATTACATGGCTCATGAGCTATTTAATTTTTTCCCGCTAGTGAAAAACACCAGTCCGATAGATGGAGTATTTAATGATTCAGGCACGTATTTTGACGTTTTATCATCAATTGGTAGTAGATTTGGAAAGTTATTTGTAGCGAATTCAATACATGGAATTAAGTACTTGAATATAGATTCAGGATACGGAACAAAGGAAAAGTTAACGCTTAATGGTATTACGGTTCCAGATTCAGCAACAAGCTCAAGTATAACTAAGGATTATAGCGCTGGATACGAAACGGAGTATCAATTAATATCAAGAACTCCTGGTAGATATAGGAGAGATCACCAAGACACATCAACCAATACAACAAATAATTATTACGTAAATAACTCTGGAACGTTTCACTCAGGAGATGTCAGATTAACTAGCAAATTGCAATTCGGTCATCTGTATAATGTTAGCGCTTTAGCTTGGAATATAGTTAAACACCACCCTATTTTTACAGAGCTGGGAGCAGCTTACGCTATTTCACAATACGGAGATCCAGTTGATCCTGGAGTATCAGAATTATATGATATGGAACACCTAGCGGGTTACACGTGGTATAAAAACGCTGAATACGCTTTAAGAAACGAAGATTTTATCGAATTAGCAAAACAAGCTTTATTTGCTTCAGGTATGCAAGATGTTGATTTTGACGAAGCTGTTACAGCTTGGGAAAATGATGGAAGATTTTGGTATGCAAAGAGAGCGGATGAATATACTGGAGGAACCAAAGGAATAACTCAACAGGGCGATGCTAAAGATAATTATTTCCCCCAAACTTTTGGTTTTGAAAATTACGGAACAGCTCCTCAGCCGATGGGGTCAAGGACTTGGACTATAACTGGAACCGCGAGTTTATCATTCGTTCCAGGGCAGACCCAGGCAAGAGAGTTTGGGTTCACTGGGGAGGGAGCTAGCACTTCAATAGCCTCTCTTGTTGGCACGGACAACCCAAATGAGGGAATTATTTTAGCGGATTATGGATCTATACCATTCCCATCTATACCAATGGAAGCTAACCTAAATGGAGTTGAAAACTTCATAGACATATCAGCATCAACACTTGCGAAGGGCGGAACTCAATTTGGCGGAGTGGCTGCTGTAAAATATGGAACGTTATACACGAGAGCTCAAAATCTTTATCAAAATGCAGTTAATACAATAAATACACATGGGGAAAAAAGAAACGGTGGGCGAGCAAGAGCTTTTTGGAGCGGCGTTCGAGACCCAGACACTTTTTATACTGGAAATAAATCAGCTTTAGGTGAGGATAATTTAAGAAAGAATAGAAACTCTCTAACGGAACAAGAGCAGATAGAGACAATAAATGAAAAAATTGCAGTATCAAGGAGAGAGCATATACAAAAATGTAAATCCCACTTTATTGATCCGCCTGATAGTCAAGCTTACAAATTAAATAGACATAAATTTCATAAAGTTAATAACTTATCCTGGTACGAAGGAATAGCGTATAATCAAGAGCAAGCGGCAAAAGTTTTATGGAGAGAGAATAATGTTAATTACATAAAAAGACCTCCCTTTAGTTTTAGTTGTGGTCAACCTGGTTCAGTGCCGTTTATAGAAACTATTTCTTTTTCCTTGGTTAATGAGTTGTACTCGTTAACAGAAAATCAAATGAAATTTTTAGAAGCTCTATCTATAACAATTAACGATGGAAAAATGAATGCAAAATATTCTTTTTCTGAAAAATCAAGCACTCCAGATTTTAGAGGTATGGATGCTGCAAAAGTATCACTACAAAACCTGATAAGATAATGAGGAATATAAAAGCAAGTAAATTAGTAAAAATGTACGTTGATAATGGTGAGTCTCATATAGTAATAACTAGTGATGGCAGTGAATTTAGGTTTAACATAGATTCTGGAGAATCAGTTCAGCCCTTACCAACAGTTGATAGCAAGCCATCACTACTAGAATTAAAACTTAGGAAAATTGATTATTGTTCGGAGGATGGAGAAAAGTATAAGATGTATGTACTTGGAACTCAAGCTTGGAAAGAAGGATGATATGGGAGTAGGCCACTGTTGCAGCCCTGAAGAAAGAGAGATTATTGATGGTAGGATTAAATATTATGGAAATCCTTCCACGAGTTCACAGCCGTATTTACAATCAGAATATTTTTCCTCTAGGACTGAGTCTCTGAACGTGCTAAGTTTAGGGGGTGGCGCGAATCCAAATTTCACCTACGATATAAGAGTTAGTGATGATTTTTTAGTTTCTTGTCACGGGTCTGCTGGGGTTATAATAAGTAAGTATAAAAACAAAAGTGTAACCGCTCACACAAATATTAATGGAAGCGGAGGAAATACGAGATCTTTTCAGGGGAGGTTTGGTGATTATTACTGGAGTGGTGATAGAAGAGGCACAAGGTATGGATTTGATAATTTTACAGGATCTTATGGAGCTGATTTTTACACATCAAAATCTATATTTATAGCTAGAGGACAGGATGTTGTGTATTACGATATAGAAAATAATACATATAAAAACGTAGCATCTTTTTCGGGAACGATTGCCAATAAAGTAGCATGTTTGAATGGATACCTCTACGTAGGGACTTGTGGTTATACCCCACCGCCAAATCCAAATAATTATCCAGAGTACGGATCTTACACCCAAAGTCTTTTAAGTATTAAAAAACAATCGCATGGAGTTTATGTATACAAAATATCTAAAATATTAGAAGGTAAGGTGGGGTCAGCTTTTATTAAAAAAATAGATTTAAATTCAGACGTAACAGATATGAAATCTGGATCTGAGCGTGTTTTTATTGGTACGCGGAGAGGGTGTTATGGAGCCAAGGTGACTATCAATCCAGACACTAAAATTCCGAGAGTTGAGTATGATCCTATAGGTTTTAATGAGCAAGTCACAGCTGTTGACGCAATAGGGGATGACGTTTTCTTTACAGCTGTATCTAATTTTCCAGATCGGGTACAAGGAAGTGTTTATAAAAATGGGAATTTATTATTTAAGGATGATCAATACAAAAACAACCCTTGGTGTCTTGATGATTTTATTAACTGTTTTGACTTTAACACCTTACAAGATTTCAAAGGGTCTTACGGCGCTATAATATTAAACCAACGAAATAGTTACATTTTAAATTCTAGGTCTTTACTAGCAACTTGTTCGGGAGGCGTCGAGAATATAAAAAGCCCAGAGCAAATAGGAACATTCCCAACAGGGATAGGAGTTGATGAGAATTATATAGTTTTGAGTATGTGGCAAAACGGTGTGTATTTTTTAGACCACTCTGGGAATATAATATCTTCCAGAAAGGGGTGGGTTGAGTCTCCATCATCTTGTGCTGATTTTTCAAGAAGCAGTATCGATCAAGATCCAACATCTTATAATCCAGAGTATTCTATATCAGCTGGACCAATAGCTGTAGGGAATGGGGATGTATTTGTTGCGGATTCTGTACAATTTGCTTTAGGTGGATCTGGACCAATGATTTACAATCCTATAAAAAATTACGACTCTTACCAAGAAAATTTAAATTTTACAACTTTGATTCAGGGTTTCAATATATTTGGTGGAATAATTCATTTTCATGATTAATATATATAATATATGGTTCAAGAAATTATAGAGGTTTATGTTTGGGGTTTTCTAGCTGCATTAAATTGGATATTTACATGGCAAACAACAACTTTAAAAGTTAAATTTTTAAAAGTATGGTTTTTCTTTAGGCGTATAAATAAAATGGTTTACACTCCGACTGACTTTGATGAGTACGTTTATAAAAACTGGGGAATACTTGGGGAACTAATAACTTGCCCTATATGTTTTAGCCATTGGGTTGGTGCAGTTTTTTCTGGAGTAATAGCTATTTACCTTGATGTTAATTTAATGGTAATACCTTTTGCTTTTTTTACTTATCCAGTATTAATATATTTTTTAATCAGGAAATATATTGACTAATATCTTTTTTAGATATTTGATAGTTGCCAAAATAAGATACAGACTTAGAGGATAATTCAACGGCTGCTCTTATTGATTTTTTAATATTTTTTGTTTTAATAAAAACCCCAGAGAGAACAGATAAAAAAACATCTCCCGCTCCAGAAACGTCATGAACATTAACCTTTGGGGCTTTATATTTTTTATTTTTATACAAGGCCCCCTTAGAACCTTGAGTTATAATCATGTCGCATCTCTTTGGGAGTTTTGGTTTTACGGAAAACTCTAAATTGTTTATTTTTATAAAACAATTCTCAAAGCAAGACAAGTCTGGTTTTTTTGAATCAACAAACATAAAACCTTTTCTTTTTTTATTAATTTTTTTGCAAATTTCTTGAGTTAAGAAACCCTTGTTGTAATCTGAAATTACAATTAAGTCAGCTGTTTTAATTTTTTTTAAAACATTAGCGTTTAAAGATAAGGGTTTAACGCTAAAACCTTTATCAACTCTTAATAATTGTTTTTTTGATTTTTTATCAATATATCTTTCCTTAACTAGAAGGCTTGGATTATTAGATATGAAGTCTAAATTAAAATTAAAACTTTTTAAGTTTCTTAATACATTTTCCGACATGCCTAAGAATTTTTTTTTACAAAAGTAGTCTAAGACTGGAACTGGAGCTTCTGGGCTTAACCTCGTGCATTCACCAAAAAAATATACATCTTCGCAAGATTCTCCTATTAGTAAAACCTTCAACTTTAAGAGTTTTCTTTAATTATTTTTAATAAAATTCTAGAGTCCTTAGCTGGTATATCTTTATAGCTAGCCCAGTTAGGTATTTCACTATTAATATAAACATTAGTATCTTTAAGAGATAGTAAGTACTCTTTAAAACATTCAAAATCTTGACAGTTAATAATATCTTTAGCGAATTTTTCTAAGGTTTGATCTATAGAGAAGGAGGGAGACAGGCTTGCTCCAGTAGCTTCATTTGATTTACTAGAGTCAGACGTGTCCATTTCGTCTAAGCCTACAATGTGAATATTCAAGAAATTTCTGACAGCTCTAACAAAAGATCTGTTGCAAGCTATTGTTTCTAGAAACTTAACGGCAAAACTGCTACAATTATTAATTGTTGCGTTAGCCATGTCTTCATAAGAGGTTTCTGATAAAGTTTCATAATTAGATATAAAATTAATATTACATTTTACAGCTACATGTTCATAAGAGCACTTTACTGTTTCATAAGAAACAGAGTTAAACCCCCTTAACCTAGCTAACTCTTTAATTCCAGAAAGCTTTATGAGTAGCTGGTGATCTTTTAATCCTTTAATGACTTTAGGCAAAGGCTTGTTGAACCTTTCAAACCAAGCTTTATTTGGGAATAAATGCTCTTCCCTAACCATAGCTCTCCAATTTATAGAACCATCTTCATTGAAGACGTATTTAACATTCTGTAATAATCCATTCTCATCTCTTTTGAAATTATCAGGGCCGAATGAATTGTCGATTGTTTCTGTTTTTGACATGCTATGATATTAGCTTATTTTTTAAGTAATGTCAAGTTTTTTTTGCGTTAGCTATTTGAGCTTCAATTCTATGATTGATAGTTTTATTGATTATAACTTTAATAAATTGAGATACCACCTCAACCTCTCCAGGTTCAAGTGGAATTTTGAAAGTGTCAGAGCCATTCCTAGTTATTGAGACCCCAAAAGCTGGGACCGTTGAGTAGCTCTCTTCAAATTTTTTAGTTTTTCGATTTAAGGATGAAACTTTCATGGGTTTATCCCATGGGGAAAATTTTATAGTTGTTTTATTTCCTTCGTAATTGTGGAAGGTATTATATTCATATCTGTTTTCAAAAGCGCTCAGTATGGACCCACACTCAAACTCGTTGAATTTTATTGATAGATTTTTGGATGGGTTATCGCTATTAGACCCGAAACTTCCAGTTTTTTTGCTATCGTCCCAGCTATACTGTTTGATTGAGTTTACATATAAGCAGGGTTCTTGATTTCTCTGAACTCCGTATCTGAAGCTAAAGGCGCATCCCGTATTTTTAGAATTTGGTTTATATATTGATATGCTCATTTTAGTCGTATGTTACTTTCCAGTTTTTGTTTTCCCATGATCTTTGTTTTAATTCAGTAGCGTGTTTAGCTCCTTTTCTTTTTTTAGAATAATCATTAAAATATTTTTGCTGAACGGGGTCTACGCCATTATTCATATTTTTTCTTTTATCTGACAGTTCTTTGGAATAATCTTGAACATCCCCAAACGAACCTTTCATTTTTCCAGTTTTCTCTATAAATGAAACATTATCAAATGGATCTATATTGGATTCACAATTTAATTGAGGGTTAGACCAGACTCTTTGCCACTGAAGATTATCTTCATCGAAGTAGACATGCTCTTCATTCATAGATTGGATAACTTCTATATGTTGATCTTTAGTTGGGTGTTTATAAATATATATAGGCATGTAATTACATAATAACAATTAATTAGTAATTTATCAACAAAAAGTGTATAGTAATAAATATTATGTTTTATTTTTTAATAACAATAACAACAGCGCTAGCACTATCTATTGTTGGCGCTTATTTTAGTATTATTGGCTTAGCTACAATATTTCCTGGAGAAAAGGAATCCGTAATAATTATGGCTTCTATACTAGAAATAGCTAAGGTAATTACTGTAATATGGCTGCATAGGAATTGGAAAAAATCCAAACTATTATTAAGGAGTTATTTAACTTTTTCCGTTTTAGTTTTAATGGGCATAACTAGTTTAGGTATTTTTGGGTTTCTTAGTAAATCTCATGTGGAGCACCAATACTTAACAGAAAAAGAAAGAACTTTTATTGAAGAATTTGAGTTAAGGATAAAAACAGAGGAAAGCTTAATTAAAAAATATGAGGGCTATATAGTTAATAATGAAAATAAAACATTAAACCCTATTGACCGTTCCAATAATCAAAAAAATAATATTCAGGAAAATATAAAAATGCTCGAAGATAAATTTAATAAAGATATTGAATTTGAAAAAAATAAAATTCAAAAAATTAAAGAAATTGAAGAAAGATTAGATCAAGAGTTAAGCGCTATAGAGGTAAGGAAAGGCGGACTATTTTATAATAAACAAAAAGAAATTAAAAACATTAAAGAGTCTCAAGGTCAAAAGAGGCTAGAGAATGAAGCAGAATTAAACTTAATTAAAAATAAAATAGAAGAAATTAAAAATAATTACAACTCTGAATATAATGTTTTATATAAATCTATAAAAACATTAAGCGAAGTAGCTATAGTAAAAGAAGAAAACATTGAGAGGGAAAACGAAGATTACTTAAAAGAAATTATTAAATCTGAAAGTAAAATCCAAGAACTAAAAAGAGAGAAGTTGAAGTTCGATGAAAAGATTATGTTATTAGAAACAGAGATTGGACCATTAAAGTATGTAGTTGGATTAATAACTGATACTACAGGTAAGAACTTTGAAAACGATCAAGCTGTAAGGCTTATTATTGTTGTTATAATGGTGGTTTTTGACCCTTTAGCTGTTTTACTTTTAATTGCAGCTCAGATATCTTTTAAAAAAGATAGGGGAGAGTTTATTAATAGCACTTATATTGACCTGCATAATAAAATAAAAAAAATAAATTAAAACTCAAATTCTTCAGCAAACGAATCATGTTCTTCATCTGGTTCAGAGTTAATGACTGTATCACTGGGTGAATCTGAAATTTCTTCTTCAACCTTTTCCTTCTTATTTTTTTTGCTTTTGTAGTTTTTGCTGGTAGAAGTTTTTTCAGAGTTTTCAATTTCAACTTTTGGTCCAAATTGGATTTTACCGCAATATCCATCGACATTAACAGTGAAGGTTGTACAAGTTAATTCTTCGCCTTGAGAGCTTGTTTTTGTATATTGCTTTGGTATAATTGAAGCGTTTGAGATAAATACTTGAGCTCCTTTTTTGAGCATCATGCATTTTTCACCCTCCCTCCCCCAAACATCAATATAGAAAAATAAAGCTTTTTCATTATGGGGGTTATTAACAGCTATCCTGAATTTGCAAACTTTATTTTGCCCAGCGCTTTTTAATTCTGGCGCGGCAACTAGATTACCTATGCAGTGAAATTGATTTAAGTAGTAAGCCATATTATTTTTCCTTTCTTATTTTTGTTAAATATTTATCGTGAACATTTATGCAACCCTGTATACTTAGGTTAATGTCAGGGTTTTTTGAAACTTCTGACCAAGGCATAACAGAGTTGTGTTTACCTTTAATATACCTTAAATGGAATATTTTGTAAAGTCTTTTATCTTTATTTTTTTTAAGATTTTCTATGAAAGATGTTAACGTATCTTTATTTTCAGCGTTATAAGAGTTATTATTAGAGCGGTCTCCAGAAGGGCAAGGCATTGATTCCATGCAGTCTTTATCCATATTAAATACATTACTAGATGTTCTTTTATGTTTTCTGGAAAAATTCAGGCAAAACCATTTAACCCTACTAGCTAAATAGGTGCTAAATTTAGCACCTTTATCAAATTTATAATCTAATATGCATTGATAAATAAATAGATTTTTATCCATAAGGAAGTCTTCCCTATGAAAATGAAAACTAGAGTACATATACTTATTACATATCTTGTAAAAGATATTAGAGTGGAGATCTAATATCTTGTTAAGGTTTAAGGATGTGTTTCGTCCTTTTTGTATATTTTTTAAAATTTCATTCTCTTCTTCTGAGTTTTTCATTAATAAACCCTTGAACTAGGGCGTCTCCTTCATTTACATTATTAAAAGTCTTCCAAGATATTTGATAGTCTGATTTTTGTTGAAGTAGTGGAGCGTTACTCTCCTCTTCTTCATTTATTGGATCAAATCCAAATCTATGAATATGAACATTGAAAGAATGCTCAAAATTTTCTTTGATAAATTCTTGTTCATTGGGATATCTAACATCAGTTATAACGCATATGCCTCCCGATTTATAATGTGACTCGACATGAGGTTTTATTCTATTTATCCAGTGATTAGAATTTATAGATCTCGCTAAGTGGGTTCCGTAAGCTACCATTAACGGTCTAACTTTCTCTTTATCTTTATTTGGGACCTTAGTGCAGTCTATGCCAAAATTGGGAATCGTTATTTTGTTCAGCTCTTTTTTTATTTCATCTGCAAAAGCAAATCTTTTACAAACTCCATACTCCTTACCTCTTAAGTTCGTTTTTAGGAGGTTAAAGAATGTATCTTTTCCGCTCCTCGCTACTCCTGATACTCCAATTATCATTCCATTATTTTTTTAAATTTTTTAGCTAAGTCGTGTTTGCCTATATCAGAGAGGACCATTGATGTAGAATATATTTTAGTATGATCCTCATTGAAATTTAATGAAAACCTAGTCATGTCGACAGATATGATTGCTGGACTTATATTTAAGTTTTGACCATAAATGTCAAACATATCTTCCATGCATTTTGAAACAGCTTTATCATGGGATGTTTCAATTATAATTGATTCCCAGTCTGCTGAAGATATGTGATACATGCTTTCTATGTCATTTTCGATTATTCTTTGTGTGGAAATGTTTTTCATTTATATTTATGTAAGAATCATTTTAACAAATTAATTGTATTATGTCAAGTATTTTCCATAAAATTTATTTTATAAATAATATTATATATATATTATAATTATATTATATAGGAAAAAAGTTTTTTTTCTTGTAAAAGTTAATCTTTTATTGTATTATCTTTAAAGATTGGCGATCAAAAGTGTAATTAAAATAAAACCATGCAAATTAAAATAAAAAAAAGAAACGGTAGACTCGAAGACTTCCAGGTTGATAAGATAAATGCTAGCGCGCAAAGAGCTTGTGAAGGTATTGAAGATGTGTCTCCTAGTGAAATAGTACTAGATGCTCAATTACAACTTTTTGATAAGATTCCGACTAAAGATATTGATAAAGCTTTAATATTATCAGCAAGGGAGAAGATTGAAAAAGAGCCTAATTACTCGCTTGCTGCGGCAAGGTTATTGCTAAACAACTTATACAAAGAGGTGTTTAAGGAAGGTGTTGACTCAGACGCTTTTAAACTACAATACAGGAAGAGTTTTATTCAAAACATTAAAAAGTTAGTAAAAGAAAAAAGACTAAATAAGGAACTCCTAACTTTTGATCTCCCTAAATTATCTGAATCTCTAAAAATACGAAGGGATTTAAATTTTAAATACTTAGGTATCCAAATATTAACTGATAGATATTTCTTAAGGGTTGATGGTAAATGCTCAGAGGCTCCTCAATCTTTCTGGATGAGAGTAGCTATGGGTTTAGCTATCAATGAAAAAAATAAAAACGAAAAGGCTATTGAATTTTATAATTTGATAAGTAGTATGCTTTATACTCCATCCACCCCAACGTTATTCAATAGTGGAACGACCCACTCTCAATTAAGCTCTTGCTACCTTAATACTTTTGATGATAGTATAGATGGTATCTTTGATGGAGCCTGGCAAGAAGCTAGGAAATCAAAATTTGCTGGAGGTTTAGGTCTAGATGTTACACCTTTTAGATCAACAGGTTCGAATATTTTAGGAACTAGTGGTATTTCTAGCGGCTTAATTCCTTGGTTAAAAATTTATAACGACCTCTTGATTGCAGTAAACCAAGGCGGTAAACGCCCAGGCGCTGGGTGCGCATATCTCGAGCCTTGGCATTTGGATTTTGAGGAATTCCTAAACCTAAGAAGGAACACTGGGGATGATAGATTAAGATGTCACGATATGAATACAGCGTCCTGGATACCAGATGAATTCATGCGCAGAGTTAAAAATGAAGATGTTTGGTACTTTTTTGACCCTAAAGATTCAGATCTTCACGATTGTTTTGGGGAGGAATTTGATAAAAAGTATAACAAACTATGTGATCAAGCAGAAGAAGGTTTAATTAAAAACTATCGCATCACAACCGCAAAAGAATTGTGGAAAAAAATGTTAAAAGTTCTTTTTGAAACGTCTCACCCCTGGAACACGTTTAAAGATCCCTGTAACATTAGGTATACCAACCAACATGAAGGCGTCGTTCACAGCTCAAATTTATGCACAGAGATTACTCTTCATACTAAAGCGTCCGAGTATAAAAGCGGGGAAAAAGTAAAAATCGGAGAAACCGCTGTTTGTAACCTTGGTTCTATCAACCTAGTTAACCACATGGTTGATGGAGACCTAAATTATGAACTACTCAAATCAACCATTCACACAGCCATTAGAATGCTTGATAACGTTATTGATATTAATTTTTACCCAACTAAAGAAGCTAGTAACTCCAACCTTAAAAATAGACCTATTGGTTTAGGAATGATGGGTATTCATGATATCCTTCACATCAAGAATATAAACATTGATAGTAATGAATCTATAGCATTCAATGACAAGCTTTTTGAGTTTTATTCGTTAAATGCTATTCACGCGAGTTCAATGCTCGCTCAAGAAAGAGGTTCCTATGAAACTTACGAAGGTTCGCTTTGGTCACAAGACGTTTTCCCTATCGATTCTTACAATAATTTAATAGCTTATAAAAGTAATTCGGAAAACCCCAATAAATCAGCTACAGAAAAACCGTTAACTGGTGACGGTCAAACTCTCAATGACTGGACGGAAGTTAGATCTCACGTTCGTGATCATGGAATGAGAAACTCTAACGTTATGGCTATAGCGCCTACAGCCACCATTGGTTATATTAATGGTGTTGAACAAAGTATTGAGCCAAATTTTTCTGTTTTATTTGTTTATGAAAACAAGAGTGGTAATTTTTATATAACTAACCCTTATTTCGTTCAAGACATGAAGGATAGAGGCTTATGGAATCCTGAAATTTCTAACTTCATCAAGGGGGTTGATGGTGACTTATCAATAGCAAATACTAATATCCCAGAAGACTTAAAAGAGAAATATAAGACTGCGTTTGATAGAGACATGTTTAAACTCATTGACTGTACCGCTGCTAGACAAAAATGGATTGATCAATCCATAAGTTTCAACTTATATAATAGTGGAACTTCATTAAAATATCTCAATGATTTATATATGTCCTGCTGGGAGAAAGGTTTAAAAACAACCTATTATTTAAGGAATAGAGCTGCTACTAAAATTGAAAAATCAGAAGATAATGAACCAAAATCTTGCAGTATAGAAGCTATGAAGAATGGTGAGTCCTGTGAAAGCTGTCAATAAAACTCATCAATCAATTTCTGAATTAGTAAAATCAGGAGTAGAGTCTTCAATTCACCCTAATTTAAGTGAGTTTAAAAAGCCAGAGTCTAACAGAAAAACCATCCTAATAACACAGTATCATCAAAGTTTAAATGAATCTAGAAATTTAGAAATTATAGAATCTATAAAAAAAAACATAAACAATAAACTTATAGATGAAATTTTTTTATTCACCGAAAATATAGATGGTAAAAATGTAAAAAAAATCTTCGGGTATAGTCGTAAATGTAAAATAATATCTATTAAACTAAGGCTTAATTACAAAATAGCCTTTGAGTATATTTTAAATAATCACTTCGATAACAATAATAATATATATCTAATATCTAATTCTGATTGTTATTTCGATGAATCTATAAAAACTTTAAAATATATAAATTTTGAAAAAAGACCAACACCCCTCTTTCTTTCGATGACTAGATATGAATATGTAAACAATAAATTAGATGTTGGAAAGAATCTTTTTGTGGAAAAATGGTCTGATGAAGAATTTAAAAATAAATCAATAGATCGATATGAAGACCTCCCTTACTTAGAACCATGGAGTTCAGACGCTTGGGCTTTTAAATTTAACTCCTTACAGCTTATAAAAAATAACTTAAATGATTTTTCCCAGCATCTAGGAACTAACCTTTGTGAAATATTATTAATAGACAAACTAATAAAGCTCGGGGTTAACTGCAAAAATATAGGCATATCTGGCTTTGTAAAATGCATCCATAACCACAAATCTTTATATAGAGAAAAATGTAATATCAAAAACTTTATAGAAAATAAAATTCCAGGATTTGTACCAGACCCTTCAAGAGGAGTTATAAAAACTGAAAGTAATTCAATTGATAACTGCTGGAGGTTAATATCAAAATATAATTGGTTAGACGCTCCAACTAAAAAACATACTTATTCGGATTTTTTTGTCACAGATATTTCTAAATTTTTATGCAAATGATTTATTTGTCATCATACTGATAAACCTCTAAATCTTCGCTATTCAAACCCCAGTCTATGGGGTTGTTATTCGGTAAAACTTCTCTCCTGTAAGCTATAGAATTCGGAGCTCTACTTAAATTGTCAGAACGATCATGGTATTGATGGTAAAAATCAAAATCAACTTTCAACCCTAAATTATATATATTATAATGTACGGAAAGCCTATTAAACAAATCAACATCCATTTGATTTAAAAAAACTAATTCTTCATTAAAACCACTGACTTTTTCAAAAGCCTTTCTTTTAACCATTAGGCACCCAACAGCTCCTCCATAAAAACAAGAAAAATTACCTTTCTTTAAGTTATTGTAAGCGTTTTCGTAATGAATTATAGGGACTTCTAAACTTTTTTCACTCTTGATTATATTTTTATAATAATTAATCGACCCATCTTGATCTTTATCAAAATCTCTCCTTCCTGAAAAAGCAACGCTTGGTATCTCATCGGATTCTATTAAGTATTTTATGAATCTCTCTCCAACTATTGTATCCTGATCAATTCTTATAAAAAAATCTCCAGACATCCTCCTAAATCCACAATTCATTGCGTGGACTTCTGAGAAGCATGATTCCCTATTATAATAATTAACGATCCCAAATGGAACAATAATAAATTTTATTAATTTTTTAATTTTTTTATTTATATTTAAAACTTTATGCAAGCTAGGTAGGAAAGACCCCCAATCAACAATTATTATTTCAAATATTTCACAATGTCCAGATTCAATAATTAAATCTCCAAGTAAGTTTATAGTATTCTCTAATCTTTTTTTTGCGTCTCCTCCATAATTATCGTTTCTGGAAACAGCTATAAAACTAAACTTTTTCATAAGATTTTATTAATCATGCTTTCTTCAATATCAAAATAAAAAGACTCTTCAGATGGAATTATAATGGTTTTTTTTTGCAAAGCTTTATCTTCCTTAAATTCTTTTGACGATATAATATAATCAATCCCCTTTAATATTTCAACTTCATCATCATTACTTAAACCGCTAAAAGCTAAATCCCTAAAACAAGTTTTAGTAATTTTATCTTTTACTTTTTTATTTTCTGAAAATATGTAAAAAAAATCTCTACCAGTCTCAAGTTGAGATTTAGACATTTGACTTAATAACTGATTAGTGTCATCTTCATGCATCTCCGCAAAAACAACTCCAATTATATTTGACAATTCCATTAATGAACTTTTACACATAACATTATACTTTTTATTGATTTTAAATCAATTATGCTGTTAAAATTTTTATTCTTGTGTATATTAAAACAGCATGACGGACCTCAAACACTCACTAGATTTAGCTGTTTTTTACCCTAGTACAAAAAAAGAATATGAGAGTGGACTTTTAGAAAGTTCTATAGTAAAAATTTTAAAAAACACTCCTTCCAACGAAAACTCTTTTGATTTATTTCTATTTTTTGATAAATCAAGTGAAGATAATTATGAAAGATTACTGCAATATGCTGATAGTCAATTTATTAATAAGGTATATATTAAAATATTAAACATTAAAGATGAAGATAATATATATAAACCATCTTGGAAAACTAATGATATTCAAAAAGAGGTTAAAATTCCTAGATTGGGTTTGTGCTCGGGTCCAGCTATCTCTTTCTTTGATTCTCTGAAAGTTTTATTAAGTCAATTTTCTCAATATAAAAACTTCTTGCTTTTAGAATCTGATATTCAAATTGTTCAAGATTATTGGTTTGATGCGTTATTAAAATTCTCTATTGAAAACAGTTTTTCTATTGCTGGCTCCAAATATAAAGGCGTTTCTAGATGGCACAGAATACTAGATTATAAAGATCACCTCAATGGAATAGCTATTTATCAAAACACTAAAGACTTAAAAGAAATTTTGAATAAATCTGAAGCTTATATGGAAAGCGCAGTAAAAAATGGAAAAAAACAACTAAATTTTGATATAGCTATAGATGAGTGGAGAAGGAAAGAATGTCCCGAAGGTTTTTTTAATGACTTTAATCAATTACTAGATATAGATTATATAACCAATGCGTGTGATGATTCCGATCAAAATGTCAACAAAGAAACATTCTTAAAACATTACCCGAAAACATTCCTGCTGCACCATAAAACATCTAAAAATAATTTTTCATATGGAGATGGTGACCCACTTTTATTAGAAGCTAAAGCTAGTTCAATATCTAATAAAAATTGTGAAGAAGTTTTAAACTTTTCAAAAAAATTCTTCACTCCATCTATATCAAAAATTGGGATACCCTTGTTTTTTCATATACCTAAACAAGCTGGAATAACAACCCTAGGTTTAATGCATTGTTTTCACCGCTTCTACCATGAGAAAAAATTACCTTGCGATCTTTTTAGCGCAGCTAGAGTTAGCGTCGTAGAAAAAGGTCAATATATATTTTCAGTATTTATTTCACTCAGGTCGGAAGATACTAAGGAAATGTTATCAAATAAAATATTAAAACACGAAAACTCAAACCATTACGAAATAAACTTAAAAGATTTTGATAAAAATTTATTAAATAAATTTTTCCCCTTCAGCGTTTTCGTTTATCCAGAGGGTGTAGAAAAAATCCTTGATTTAAAGAAAGTTTTTGATGATAAATTTTATTATTTTTCTCCGTTTACAGTGTTGAGAGATCCTTTTGAAAAAACCCTGTCGGAGTTTAGTCGTGGTGGATATGAAAATAAAAACAAACAAGAAAATTTAAATTCCTTTAATGATTTTATTTCGGGTATTGAGCAAGAAGATGGTTGGTTTTTGAGAAGGTTATTAATGATTCCTAGTTTTCAAGAAATTAATACTAAACACATTAATACCTTTGAAGCAATTTCAGAAAAAATACATTTCATTAAAATGAACAATGTGCAAGATGATACAGATTCTTTATTCAAACAAATCTCAGTCGTCTATAAAAATATTTACGATATCACTCCTGAAGATATACCTACTGATTGGTTTGATTACATGGTTCAAAAAAATGAATCTAAGAATAAATTTCAAGTTGAAAAAAAACATCTCGACCCTCAGTCTTTAAAAATTTTTGAAATCCAGAACGAGTTAAATTATCATTTTTTTCATATATTTTCTAAAAATAAAATAGAGGAGATTGAGCAAATTAATAACAGCCAACAAAAACTAGAGGAATTAAGAAGTGATCTCATCGGTTTTAAAATAAACAAAACAGAAAATAATTTTAATTTTGAAGAAAAATTTAATCAAAAAAAAGAAACTTTTCAAAAGTATTCGAATCTTAAAAATAAAAAAAATATTATTCCAATGTTTTTTCACGTGCCCAAAAATGGTGGTAGTTATGTAATTAGTAAATCAGAAAAGTTTACTTGCGCTAAAAGAGCTTCTATGCTTCGTGAATTTTCGCTAGATGAAAAATCAATGAATCAATTATTTAGAATAAGGCATTATACAGTTAGAGACAACTCTGGTCGTGGAATTTTTAGAATTTCTGGTTTTAAATTAAATTTTAATCAAAACGACTTGAATAGTAAAATCTTAAAACCAGTAGATAATACAAATGGTAATGAATTCACTATCAGTTATGAAAATTTAAGTAAAGATTTTTTAGAATCAATTATACCTCATAAGGTAGACGTCTTACCTAATGGCCTTAGGTTCGTAGATGAATTCGTTAAATTATTTAATGTAAATGATTTTGGTTTCCTCATGTATACCACCATTAGAGATCCTTTCGAAAGAGCGGTTTCTTTATACAATTATATCAACTCATCTATTTCATCACATGAGCCAAATCATAAATCCCTAGGGTTGTTAACTTTTGATCAGTATATATCCAGTTCAGAGGCTGAAGATTCTTGGTTAATTAGAAACCTTCTAGATCTACCAGATTCAGAAATCTTAAATGAAAATGTTTACCAGTTGTTTTGTGAAATTTTTAATTTATTTCGAACTTGCGAAGTTCACGATATCGATGTTTTATTGGATGAAGTTTATAAAATTTGCGACGACTTGGTTTTTTCTGATATTAATAAAGTGCACCCAAACTTAAATTTAAGCAAGTTCAATTATAATAAAAACAAAAACTCAAAAAAAATAGATAAAAAAGAAGTTTCCGAATTAGCTTTATCTAAATTCCAAGAAAGAACTTTTTTTGACCAAAAAGTATTCAATAAATACTCGCAAAAATAAATTCGTTGTATGCTAATTTCCCACAAAAATAAATTCATAACAATTGATATTCCCAAAACTGCTACAAGGTCTTTGCGAGAAACTTTTGTACCACAAAATATAATTGATATTATTGGTGAACCAAATTTAAATGCTGATTTTTATCAACACGGAACTGCACAACAATGTCGCAATTCATTGCAAAAACTAAACAAAAACTTTTCTGATTATTTTTCTTTTGTTATCGTTCGTAATCCGTGGGATCGTTATTACAGTTTTTTTAAATATTTAAAAGAGTATGCAGAAAAATACAAAAATAAAGACGCAAACATCACATGGAACACCCCCAATATCAATCAAGGCAAAATATGCGAAGAGTTATTTAAAAATAGAACAGATGAAAAAATATTAAAAAATATCATTATTGGCAATAATTGCCAAAGTGACTATTACACAGATAAAGATAATAAAATCATGGTTTCGCATATAGCGGAATTTGAAAATTTAAACGAAGAATTTAAATTTTTATGTGATAAAGTTAACGTTTCGCATTCACCTCTCCTTCACTCTAATAAAAGCTCTACTAAAACTGGATATGCAAATATTTACACCAAGAAGACTATTGAATTAGTCGCAGAAAAAGAAAAAAGTTTAATAGAATTAAAAGGGTATGAATATTAAGGCGAATAATTCAAAAGACCTTCTTAATTACATAAAAGAAACAGAATCAACAGATTCAACTTTGATTTTGTAAAAGAGGTGAAAACGCGCATAGCATAATTTACCGTGAAAATTTACACATACTACCAGAATATCAACCACCCTTCCCAAAACGAACTTATTGACTTATGGAAAATTAGTTGGTCACGCCAAGGTTACGAACCAATCGTG